TCCCAAACCGCTTCCAGTATCGTGATGTCTCACGGCCAAGGTCATTCTCAACGATGGCAATGTAGTGAACTGCAGGCGATGGCTCAAGCGAGTACAGCTCAGCTTGGCCTATCATCTCCATGCTGATCACATCAATCAGCTTCGTTGCAACTACACCATCTGAGTAGACTGTGAATCGTATGTCCTGACCCGCATGAGTAAAGCGACACTGAGTCAGGTTCATTAACTCTCACACCATTAGATCTGCCAAGGTGTCAGCGTACCCATTGCAACGCTCAGGGGTGTGCTGGTATATGGGTGAGCGATCGTCACCCACACGTTCAACGTGGATCGTTCTACTCGCTTGACTCTGCACCGATCGCTTACCACGCAGGAAACCTATGGCAACTCGTCTTTGGCAAGTAAGGGTGAGTGAGCGAATCTTCCATTTCTTCCCTCGTGGTGCAGCCAACCCTTCGGAGTAAAGAGCCTGAGCTTCTTCGTCCCTGAGCGTCAAGACGAGCTTGCCCGCTTGATCGAACAGTGGGAATCTCATAAATTGTTTTTTGGGATTTGGGGAAAGGGAGTCCGGAGAGTCCGTCTTACTACTACGGATTTGGACGGGAACGCTTACGGCGCCACTCGTTTGCTATCCCGTTAGCTTTGTGGTTCAAGCGGAGTGGAACACAAGATGTTGCGGAACACAAGGGAAAAGCGTTTCAATAGGTTACATTGTGTGGCGTGGACTACCTAAGATGTTACAAAAGGTTTCACGTGGAACATTCACTTCAAACCGAACTGAGCCTTCTGAATCATAGCGTCGTTCTGGAACATGGCATTCATGTTTGAGCCGTTCGTGTTCTTCCACGAGTACATCACTGTCTTGATTCCTGCCAAATTGCTGCTACTTACCTCAGTCCCACCCTCACCTATGATCTGAACCGCTTGAGCATAGGTGATCCCGTTCTGTAGGGCAGAATATTCAGCCATTGTGATGGCTGCGTTGAATCCGCCCGAGCCTCCGCCCTGTGGCATCCTGGCTATGAAGAACATCACAGCAAAGAGGAATAGCAGCCCAACTCCAACGCCCTTGAGAATTCTCATGAGATTTTCCTTTACCGAATCAGAAAATCTGGTAATTTAGTAAGCATTCAGTAACCAAATCTAAATCGCAATACAGCAAACAACTCAGAAGCTTCACTAGCTTTCCTGAAATACGTTTCCACCGGCGCTTGCGGGTCGTTGAAAGGATGCTAGGATGCGCGGGCTTTCTTTCCCTTCCTGCTCTCTTTTTTTGCCGGTATCAACCCGGCCTTTTGTTTCAACTTCACTGCTCCAAAGAATTCGATCACATTTTGAGTGACCGCTAATCCAGTTCCTCCAGGGTCCTCCCGAAGTATCTCGAGAAGTTTCACTACAAGATCGCGCTCGTCATCATTCTGAAATTCAATCCCATTCTTTTTTGTGGGCTCGAGAAGTTTCACATTGCCAGCGAATCCCTCATAGATTGGGATCCATTCCTTTTCCTCATTTCCGCCAATCATCTTGAAGATTTCTCGTGGGTCGACCTTGAAATATTTTGCTAGTTTCAGGCACTGCTCGAATTTAGGCGTGACCGCGTTGTTTACCCATCGGCTGATAGTGGCCTCGCTAATATCCATTCTGCGAGCTGCATCAGCCTGGCTTTTATCAGTAAACTTTTGATTCAAAAAGTCTTGAAGAGCATTCATCACCTCAGATTTTGATAATGAAACTTGCGTCATGCAAGAAAAATTCGCGTTCATTGCATTTTTTACTTGACTTACGTAAGGAAAGCTAGATACTTGATCCATGAAACAAGTCGCAGACATCGTCAGGCAGTTCAGAGTCGAGCGCAATTGGACACTGAAGAGGCTCGCTGAGTTCACTGGGGTGCAGGTGTGGACCCTAAGCAAGATTGAAAACAAGCGCTGCAACCCGAACGCTCGGACGCTTTACAAATTGAAAAAATCAATACCGCAACTCGAGGAAGATCAGCCAGCGGCTTAAGAAGGAAGCCACCCAATGGACCCCGAAGGATCGCATGACAAGCTTTGGACCACCTGTAGTTTTCGGCTTTACGAGGATGAAAAAGTGGCGCTTCAGATTCTAGCTGACAAGTTGATCACCACGCCCTCCCGCCTCATTCGTTTCGCGGTTTGCTCGCTACTCCTACGTCAACAGTCTGAGCTGCAAAGCAGATTAAATGGAGTGATCTATTCCCGCAACGTTTAGAGCGTTTCAGATGTGTACGAGGTAAACGATGCCGTTCACGACTGAAGAAGTTGAACACTACCTTGAACAAATCGAAGGGACGACGCTTGAAGACTGGGTTCAAGAGCGTCAGGAGAAGATGGACGAATTGAGTTCGCTAGACCAGTTGTTAGTTACATCCATCGTTGCTGGCTTCTACACCGCGTCCAACAAGGACGCCTACCTTCGGGCCATCGCGATGGCATTAGTGAGAAGTGAGAGGAAGCAGCACGACTGGCCGCTGCGGCTGCAGTGACCAAATTATCATCAACAAGGAGATATTTTGAAAACGTTAAAAGCATTTCTGAAGGATGACCAAGGACAAGATTTGGTGGAGTACGCGCTTTTGCTCTCGTTCCTCGCTCTCGCAGCTCTCGCAGTGCTGCCGGTCCTCGGCAGTTCTATCAACCGAATTTTCAGCAGTACGTCCAGCTCGCTAGGTACGGCTGGAAGCTAAGGAGATCCCAATGACTACGAAATACATCATCCATTTTCTCAACGAGCAATTCTGCAATTGCTTCTCTGATTCCGATCTGATTACAAACCTTCGCTTCGCGATTCGAGAAGGCTATCGAATCCTTTCGGTTGAGGCGGTATGAATATGATCGAGTTCGAGGATGACGTACAGCAATCAGGGCAGCAGGTTGAGGACATCAAGTCCGGTGCATTCCTAATCGCACTTGCCTTCGCTGGATTTCTCGCCTGCATCGCCGTCGGTGTTTATCTCTTCGTGAGGTGGCTGTCATGAGCAAATCCTTTGAACCATCAGACCTCTTCATTGACGCCGATGAAGAGGTTGAGAACTACCGGAGACAGCAACAGCGGGAACTGGAGCAAGACGCACAAGACAATTTCGAATACTACAAGTCAGGCGGGATGTTCGAACAAATCCTCGGACCAATGAGCGAGGAACCAGAGAAGGACTAAAAAACGAAAGGCCCCTTGGGTGCAACCAAGGGGCCAGAAAGGAAACTAAATGTCTGTTGAAACTATGACACAAGACGAACCAACGATTCAAGAGCAAAGCGTAGAGGAAGACGATATACCAGTCACACTCGAAGCACTCGCTCGCTTAGACAAAGGCACTGGCCTGAACATCATTGAGGCTGGTGTCGAGATCCTCACAAATCTCCGGCGCGCCTCTATCGCACTCACTGACCCTGAAGACTGGCTTCTGTTCCGACGTCCAGACGGACGAGTCACGGCCTACCTTTCCGACGATGGCTGCTATCGCATCGACCCGATTTGGATGATTGACGTTCTCCCCCCTGGCGGTGCCGATCGGTTCGAATTCGAAGAGCTAAAAGACGGAGACGACTTCGCCTTTGTCGTTAAGGGCAACGGCTACTGCAAGAGAACCGGAGCTTCGGCCATCGGTGTAGAAGGCGTGCGGCGCTCCGACGAGGACTTCGTTCGAGAGAAAAAAGGGATCCAAAAGAAGGTTGAGGTCCGCAAGGCTGCATTTGCCAACCTCCATGGCGGCATCGTGCGCAAACTCACCGGTCTCAAGAATCTGGCACTGACCGAACTGGATTCAGTCTGGACCTCACAGGGCAAGAACAAAACTTCCGCTAACTGCGCTCAAGGACGAGGGTTCGGAACGCAGGCCGAACGCCACGGAGACCTGAATAAGGGCGATTACGGACCAACTCCATCATGCCCAACTTGCAAAAAGCAAATGCGCTTGATTGCTGGTCGCGACGGTCGAGAGCCTTTCTGGGGTTGCCCGGACTACAAGACCTGCCAGCAGAAACCAATCACAGCCAAGAAGGTTGCACAGGCCCAGCGTGAGCCCGGCGACGACAGCCACAGCGAAGGCCCTTCACTTGGCGACGAGAAGAACCGCCTGACTGAACTACTCCGCTCCAAGGACAAGATTCCGCAGAGTCGGCGCACTGAGCTTCAGTCAGCCATCACCAAGGCCAAGAAGGTTGAAGACTTGGTCGACGTTGAAGCAGCGATGCAGGAGGCGTGATGACAACAGCCACTTACCAAGCTACAGACCTGGCAGAACAGATCATAAATGCCTTCTCCGATTATGTTCGCTCGGTTGAAGGCAAACCGAAGTCAGACGATTCCAAGCCTTACATTCAGCCCAATGTCTGGGCTGGCCAGTTCAGCCCATGTGCACGCGAGATGACTTTGCGCATGACCAAGAGCCACGAGCTGCCACCGTTTGAGCCTGAACAGTTGGCACGATTCAGACGCGGCAAGGACCGGGCACGCAACATCAAGGCTGATTTGGAGCAAGCCGGCCGAGATTCACGGCCACCGTTTGAACTGGTCGGCGCCGAAGAGCGCTTCGAGATCACTTGGAACGGGTTGGTGGTCATCACTGGCAAGGTCGACTGGAAAACCAAGTTCCTGGGCACTGGCCTGAAGCCGATACCGACAGAGCTAAAGAGTTGGTCGCCGATGCTGACTGATCGCATCGATCGATTCGAGGACCTCTTCGACAACAGATGGACCAGGAAGGGCGCCTACCAACTGCTCTCCTACATGTGGGCGATGAGTGAAGAGCATGGCCTGATGGTTCTGGACCGGCCTGGCATACCCAAAGTTCTGCCCGTCTCACTCTTTGCCAACGAAGCAATCAACCTGAAACGAGTCGAGCAATTCCTGAGCCTGGCATTTACGGCCGTTGAATTTAAGAACAAGGGAACTCTTCCGGACTACATCAAAGAAGTCGACACCTGCAAAGCCTGCTCGTTTCTCGGCTCTCATTGCCAGCCGCCTTTGCTCGCTGGAGTCGGTGCCCAGGTGTTCACCGATGAGGCTCTTGCTCAAGCTCTGGATCGTAGAGGAGAGCTTCTTTCATCTGCGTCTGAGTTTGAGAAGCTCGATAAGCAAATCAAGGCTCAACTTCGTGGCGTCGAGATGGGAGTGGCAGGAGATTGGTTGATCGAAGGCAAGTTCGGCAAGAACACTACTCTCGTGTTCCCAGATGAAGTCATCAAGAAACAGTATCAGGTGACTGACCCAAAGGGGAAATTCACACTTAAGTTGACGCGATTAGGGACAGAGAAAGCAGCGGAGGACGCTGCGTAACAGCTTCTGCGCGGCTTTCGGGAGCCAGCCAAGGTCTTCAGTGGACCTTCTCCTCGTTGGGCCAGATAGGTTCCAGGGGCGGTCAACCGGCTTTGCCGGATCGTCTCGCAGCGATTGAGTTCTCCTCACTGCCGCCCTTGGGAGTTTTGAAAAAGGAGCAACATGATCGTTCAATTTCAAAAGCGACTTTTCATCCGCAAAGCTATTCACGACCAGAGACGCGAGAACCTGCTTGCGGAGATCAGGCACAGGCAGATGGCAAGGGTCTTTGAAACACAGGAAGAAAGAACCAAACGACTAGCTCTTGAGAAATTACGCAGTCAAGACTGGAAGAGCTGAAAGGAGAACAAAATGAACGAATCAAAACGCGAACTTCTGAAGAAAGCCGTGTATGTCACACCGGCCATTCTGACGTTGAAGGCACTACCGTCGTTTGCCTCAACTGGGTCAGAGGAAGTGCGAGAGAAGGGCGACAACGGCGTAGGCAACGGAGAGGATCCGCAGCCGCGACGCAATCCTCCGGTCAACGATGGACCTGGAACTGGGCCTGGGAATCCTGGGGCAAGAAGCCGCTGAGTCGAGGTTGCTTGCCTGCATAACCAAGGCAAGCAACCTGGGATCAGTGGAAGTCCAGCCGAACCGCTGGTCCCTTTCGCCAGAAATCATCGTCGTAAACCACTCACCTTGAAAAGTGTAATGGCGAAGCTTCCAGGTTTCTATTTTTACCCGGGCGATTGGCTCCGGGATGCAGTTTCCGGGTGTTCTCTAGCAGCGCAGGGTCTTTGGCTAAGAATGATGCTCCTTGGACATGACTCGGGAAGGTACGGCTACCTTTGCAATCAGGACGGCGTCGCTATTCCTCCAGACAGCATAGCACAGAGGTGCGGTTGTTCTCTGGAGCAGTACACGTCCCTTCTGGCAGAGCTAGAACGGGCTGGTATTCCGAGCCGATCTTCAACTGGAGTTCTCTACTCTCGCAGGATGGTCAAAGATGATGAAAAACGGGCAATGGGTGCAGAGCGGCAACGTAACTTCAAGAAAAGAAAGAAAGAAGGTAACGCATCGGTAACGCGAGAAAAACGCAAAGGTAACGCCTTTTATGAAAGAGAAATAGAAATAGAAAATGAAAGAGGAGTTGGTATTTCCAGAAAAGGGAAAGGTACCTACGAAGAAGTATGCCTGTTTTGCGATGAATTGAAATTGCCGCCGAGCGATGCGGAATATTTCTTCAATCACTGGGAAAGTAACGGTTGGATGAACGCTGGAAAGCCAATGAAAGATTGGAAAGGGACGATCCGCGCATGGAAAGCGGCCGGCCATTTGCCAAGCCAGAAAAACGGACCGCCACCAGTTCAAGCATCACTCGGCGTCACTATGGAAGACCTTGAGCGAAAGTATCTTAGAAAGAAAACATGACAGACGAAAATCGGTACGACTTCGACCAGGCGCTCGACATCTTGGCGCGGGTTCTTCGGGTGACACCTCTCGAGGACGAAGCAAAATTCGGCTACTTCAAGGCTCTTAAGTCGCATTCAGTGGAAGGGTTTGTGCAGGGAATGAACAAGGTTGCGCAGACCTTCCGGCCGCGGCGTAAAGATGATTTCCCTGTACCAGCCGTGATTAGCGAAGCAATCACCGGAGTTGTCAACGCGCACGCCGACACGGTTCATGAGTCACGCACTTACGAACAGATCAAAACGGACTACAGGAAGCGTGGCATCACGATCGGCGAAGAAGCACGCGAAAGGCTAGAGGCCGAGATCGAGCAGAAGCGCCAAGAAGCCGACGAAGAGCGTGCGGAGGCAATAAAAGTCTGGGAGTAAAACAGTTTCTGGGGGGACCTCTCCGCAGATTTGCAGGACAAATCGAATGAAAGGAAAAGCGAGTCAAGGGAAAACAAAGAGAAGGCGCCGGGGGTTCGGGCATGGACTCCCGGCATTTTTAAGGGAAACCGGACAATGATGACTCCAGACCACTTCCTGGCGCACAGCGCTTTCTTGAGATTCAAAAAAGGCCTCGACAACCTAGAGCAGAAGATGAAGCCGCTGGCGCCAGAAATGTCGATCGAGTGCCAGTTCGAGCTTGAGTGCCTCGGGAAGATCGCTCGGAGCTTTTTCATGATGGCAAATCAGGAAATATTTTCTGCAGTTCATTCCACAAAAAGGAGGTTGGGATTAGGGGAAAGCAGGACAAATTGAATCGAAGCCCAAGCCCGGTAATCCGCTGGAGGAGCCGGGCTCAAAAACTGGAGGTGGTGAATGAAACGACGCGGCAAGAAAGAACTGAAGGACGAACAACCAAAGTATCGGCTCATCATGGCCGACACGAAGGCCGGGAAGGAAATATTAGACATCATGCGAGACATGACCAATAGGCACCACGAGGAGCTGAGGAACGCCACCATTGCCCCGGCTTGGATGATTCGCAACAAGACCGACCGGGACGGAATCTTGGTGCTCGGCAAGATGAAGAAAGCCACGGAGCTGGAGCGCCTGGCCCATGGCAACGACGCTTTCCTGCTGCTGAACCAAGAGGCCTGGGAACGGTTTGACGACCGGCAAAAGCGAGCCTTGATTGACCACGAGTTAGAACACCTGACCGTCAGTCTCGATGAGGGCACGGGCGAGCCGAAACTCGATGGCCATGGCAAGACCCGGTATCGGATCCGCAAGCATGACGTCGAAGAGTTTCAGGCCATCATCTCAAGGCACGGTTGCCACAAGAACCATCTGCGCCAATTTGCCGAGGAAGCGCTGAGGGTCGACAACCAGTTGAAGCTGTGGCTCGGCACTGTTCCACCAGCGAAGACAGCGAAGCCCGAGGCGGCCAAGGTGCACTGATTCCCATGACAACCATCCTTGCAGCCGCGCTCAAGACCGTCACTGAGAAACAGTGGCAGAGTCAAGTTGTGGATTTGGCGCGGCACCTGGGCTGGCGCAAGATCTACCACACCTGGAACTCGATGCACTCGGCCAAAGGCTTTCCCGATCTCGTGATGGCTCGTGAGCGCCTCGTGATGGTTGAGTGTAAGTCGGAAACTGGGAAGCTGAATCCTGACCAGCAGGAGTGGATTGAGGCTTTGAAGCAGGTAGGCGTCGAGGTTTATTGTTGGCGCCCATCCGATTGGGACGAGGTTGTGAGGGTGCTGGGGAGGAGAGGGTGATGGCCGTCACTTTTCACCACATGGCGAGGCTCTTCATCAAGCTCCGATGGTCCGTCACAGCCATCGCCACGCGGTACAACGTGACGAATGATTACGTCGAGAACGCGATTCGGAAAGTGATGTGGAGGAAGCGGTGAACGACTTGTGTTTGGGAAAATGTCGACGTTGCGGCGAGGAGGTAACGTCGAGAGATCGGATGTACTTTATTGTGCCTGGTGGATACGAGCACTGGAATTGCCGGTCTCAAGACGCTCCAGAACCCACAGAAACCGTCATCGACGACCTTGCGAACTTCGAGGTTGGGGGAGAGGGATGAGCGAACCGTTAATTATGCCCGTCAGGCCTGGCGCCATTACTCCAGGAGCAAAGCGCAAACTTGAGAAGGCTGGAGTCATCGTTGTTGAATGCGATAATCCTCAAGACATTCGCATTGTAAGACCGTGGGCGGAATTGAACGGTAGCGACCTGCTGATAGCAGCGATGAGGGCCATTGGTAGTGAATCAATCTCCCATGGGGTAAGAGACGCACTATTTAAGCAATTGCTTCAGGCGTTAGAAGCAAAGGCAAACACCCAATGACCTCCAGCAAACCACCGGAAACTCAACTGAGTCCGGCAAATCCACAGCAGTCCCAAGCTGGCTCCCAACAGGCCGGGCAACCGGCCTCCCGCCCTTGGGTTATTGTGGCTGGTTTCGGGCGTTGTGGCTCATCTCTTGTTATGCAGATGCTTCAAGCTGCCGGAGTGCCTTGCATCGGAGGATTCCCAGACTTTGAAGTGCCAGAGGTGTGCGCTTGCCCTGTTCGAATGGAATGGCTAAATCATTATCCAGAGTACGCCTTCAAGCTTCTCGACCCACATCGGTGCACATTGCCGAAAGAGTTGTCGGCCTGCGCTATTTGGCTCAACCGAGACACTGAAGAGCAAGCGAAGAGTCAGGTTAAGTTTATTTCTCTGATGATGCCAGGCTTGCCTGCAATCTCACGACGACACCTGAAGGAGTGGGAAAAGTCGCTGCGAAATGACAAACGTGCAGCCATTGGAACTATCTCAAGGTTTCCATACATTGAACTCTCATTCGAATCCTTAGTCACGGTGCCAGAAGAAGGCGCTGAGGATATTGCTAGGTTCCTGAAGCCACATTGGGACCTGAATCCGAAGTTGATGGCGGCGAAGGTGATTCGGCGGCATCCAGCTTGTCAATCTGGATTGAATATCGAGCTTGACGCTGTGAGGCAATCCAATGCCTGAACCCACTGAATACCTCACCGAAGACCAGGCGGCAAAGATCCTCGGCATCGACAAGCCACAACTCCAACGCCTCTGCCGTTATGGGAAAATCGCCCATTTCAAAGTTGCGAAGCGTACCCGCGTTTTCCTAGAATCCGACCTCCACGCATACCTCAATCAGGTTCGGAAGGAAGCAACATGGCGCACAGACTCGCAGGGCGAAAAGGATGGTATTTCCGACTCGACTTCAGAGGAAAGACGTTCCACCGCTACGGGGGCGAGACGAAAGCCGCCGCCGAAATGGCAAAGCATCGGCTCCAGAGTGAACTAGAGGCCGAGAATCCACAGGCAGAACACGACGACTTGAATCAATTCATCATGCACAGCTACTGGCCAGCACAGACCTCACACTTAACTCCCAGGGGGGCAGAACGGGAGCTTGGCATCATCGACAAGCACCTCGGGCCATTCTTTGCCGGGCCCATGCGCTTGATTACCAGGGAGCGGATTCTGGCCTATGTCAACAAGCGGCTGAATGAGAAGCCGGAAGAGCTTCCTTCAGACAAGCGCCGAAGGTTGCGGCCGGTCTCCAGTGAAACGGTTCGCAAGGAACTCGTCACTCTCAAGCACGTTCTCAGAATCGCGGTAAAGCTCAAGAAACTGGCTTGGAATCCGTTTGACGATATCGAGTCAAAGGAATGGCCGTCCAAGGGTCAGGAACGAACTAGGCACCTGATGGGCGATGAATGGATACGGTTGCTGACTGCTACGCCTGAGTTTATGCGAGCGGCTGTAATCGTGATGGTCAACTCAGGGATGCGCCGAGGCGAGTTGATGGGGCTGGAACACGCCGACTTGAACTCTCAGACTGGCATGGGTTGGATTGCGAAGACGAAGGGCGGGAGCAGGACAGGCAAGGGCCGATGGGTGCGGTTCACGCCTGACATGGTTGAGCTGCTACAGGCCCAGCCCCGGCAGAAGGATAACCGACGCATCTTCTGGACCTTCACGGCAAATCAACTTTCGGTGGAGATTGGTCGGGCCGTGAAGCGGGCAGGGTTGGAAAACTTCCGACTCCATGACTTGCGACACAGCTTTGCTACGACTTTGAGGGAGCAGGGTTGCGGCATCGATTTGATTGCTAAATTGTTGGGGCATAACGATCTTAGAATGACGGCGAGATATGCCCACCTTGGGAACAAGATGCTAGATGATGCGTTGGCAACCATTGGAGGAAAGTTCCGAATAAATTGAATTACCGGCATGGATGGGCGCGGATAGGCCTCGAATGAAGTGGAATGGCCGCGCAGGCAATTTGCAGTAAGTCGTATCTGGATTCGACTCTAAACCAAATCCAGAACAACCAACTAAGGAGGTTTCCTAATGGAAACGACCAAGAAGAATGCAGCGGAAGTCCACCAAGTAAAACCGAAGATCGTAAACATCAAGCCACCCGACTTCGGTTTTGCTTCCTTCGATATCACCGGGACAGAGCCACTCGTAATCCATCGTTTCTCTGCAAAAACAAAAAATGAAATGAAGCAGAAAATGGAGACAGGTAAGGCTTCATCGAGCCGGAAGAATCGAGAGGCGAAGAGCACTGATGCTTCTTACGAGGAAGCACGCTACAGAGCCAAGGAAGGTTGGGACGGGTTCCACGCTGGTGCTCTTCGCAATGCAATGATTTCGGCCTGTCGCCTTGTCAATTTCAAGATGACTCTGGCAAAGATGTCTATCTTTGTTGTGGCAGATGGCCGAGACAAGGACGAACCGCAAATCCCACTCATTAGAATCATCGGTACACCACAGAAGCAGGAGGACATGGCAAGGGTTGAGACTGGTCAGCCTTACGTCACCGTCCGTGCTGCTTACCATAACTGGAAAGCAAAGGTCCGAATCCGTTGGGACAAGGATCAATTCACTCTCGATGACATTGCCAATCTGCTCGCGCGGGTCGGTATGCAAGTTGGAATCGGCGAAGGTCGGCCAGATAGCAAGAACTCAGCCGGTATGGGTTGGGGATTATTTGAACTGGAGAAAGAGAAAGGAAACTGATGCCTTCTCTAAAACAGGAAATCAGACGTTTCAAAATTGTTCAGAACTGCAATCTCCAGTGCTGTTCAAGGAAGTTAACTAAAAAGGAGAAAGAGATACTAAATGACAGATCAAACAACAATCGCAGAGCTCAGAAGGATCTCCACTGAGAACGAGGGAAAACTCAGAGCGGAGGATGTAGTCGAAGCGGCCAAGCCAGAGGACTCACCCTTGCATGACCGCTTTGATTGGAACGACGCCACGGCTGGACACAAGTTCCGCTTGATGCAAGCTCGCCAATTGATCCGTGTCGTTGTCGAGTATGTTGACATGGGAACCTCAAAGAAGCCAATCCGTGTTTTCCAATCTCTCAGCACGGACAGGAGACACGGTGGCGGCTATCGCACAACCGCAGACGTGTTGGCTATCGATGAGCACAGAACCCAACTCATTGAGGATGCTGTCAGGGACATGGAGAGTTTCCAGGCTCGGTATTCAAACATCCGGGAACTCTCTGACGTGCGTTCGCAGATGTCAGTGGCTCAGAAGAAACTGAAGTCGAAGATCAAGAAGGCATCGTAACCCAAAAAACAGCAAACTAGGCGAGGAATGAAGAAGCGCGGCGAGGGTTAGCCACAGCGCTGGCATACCAGGCAGGTTTGGAGAGGTGCGTCCGGGTCTGTACTGGCGAGGCAAGGCAATGACAGGCAATGCAGTCGGGGCTGGGAGAGTCATGGAGGGATACGGATTTGCATGGAGGGTAGAGGTCAGGAAATGCAGGCGAGGCGAGTCGCGGTGTTTCATGTTAGGTTGCGGCTAGGGACGACATGTTTTGGCTTTGCCGTCTCGGTTTGGAGTTGCGGTGCAGGCGTGGAAGGCGGGGCTGGGAGAGGCAATGAATGCTCGGGCGAGGAATTGCAGACTGGGCACGTTTAGGAACGTTGCGGAATGGCAAGACGAGGCAGGCGCGGTGAGTTTAGGCTGGTTCTGGGACGGTCTGGCGAGTCAAGGATAGCAGGTGAGGTATGGGGAGGACTGGTCGGTTACAGCCAGGAGGGTGACAGGCGTGGTATTGCAGGCTGGGTCGGGAATGGTGAGTCTCGTTGAGGCAAGGAGAGGAAGCGCCGTTCGCATCTCCGTACACAGAAAATTAAAATGGCGTCCCGTAGGGGATTCGAACCCCTGTTATCGCCGTGAAAGTCCGTTATCACCACTTCAGTACTGGCTAAACTGTTGATTTTTGTTCGGAACTAGGCGAAACAAAACCGAATTGACGGATCTTTTCGGATTGCGCCGTACACAGTCCGTACACGGAGGCAAGGATGCCAAGTGATGACGACGATTTCGATTTTGATGACAACTCTGGTTGTTACAGATGCGGTGGTGCCCGTGGCATCGTCACTTGTATCGACGATCTGTGTCGCGGAGCAGGCTACTGCTTCCACGGAGACGGTGAAGCGCCTTGTCCTGTCTGCAACAAGGACGGAGAACGGGATTGGGATTTAGGATAGGAGGCTAAATGACAGAGGCGGGCGAGAAGTGGGCGTGGGAACAGCAACGCACTAAGATGAAGCACTATCACGAAGCGCCTTACTACGCCGAGTTCTGGCTCCGCGCCTTCGTGGCCGAGGTTAATAGGAGGGCTCTCGCTGACAAGAAAACAGATAAGGCGGTGACTTTCTGTGAGCTTAATGGTGGTGCTTGCATGATTAGACACGGTGAAGCCTTTGACACCCTCACTCGCGAGATGCTAGGAGACGACAGATGAGCGAGTTGAATAGGGCGAGCAAATGAGACTACTGAAAGATTGGGATATTACTGACGTGAAGTTTTCAGCGGGGATCTTCACCGGAATGGGACTCATCACTATCGACACAAATCCTGCGGGTTGGATTGAGATTGTCATTGGAGCAGTGATGTTCGTCTGGGCCAGTATGAAGATTGAATCTCGCCAAGGAGACCCACATGGAACTGAATAGCGATGCGCTGAAGGCTGCGGCTGGTGCGCTGTCTTGTCAGCTAGACATGGATCTTGAGGCGTGCTTGCCATTTGCCCAAGCAGCGGTGAACGAATACCTCGCCGCCCTGACCAAGCAGGAGCCGAGCGGTTGGAGGCCGATTGAGAGGGCACCAAAGGATGGGAGCTTGATTCTGCTCTACCAATCAGGGTGCTGGACTGAGGATGTGAAGCCGTGCGACGCAGAGGTTGGATACTGGAATGAAGATTGTAAAGCGTGGTCGTCAGCAATTGCCGGGGCTGAAGACTACCACGGGCCAACCCACTGGCAGCCACTCCCCGACCCACCCAAAGGAGAGGAGGGATGATAGTTCCAGGGATCAGCGGTAAGCAACTGGCTGAGAATTTTACGAGGAACGAGCTAATGGGAAATGATAGTTCCACTAAATTGAAACTGCTCGCTGAACGTCAGAAGCGTAAGTGGGAAGAAGCGCAACAAGCCGAAAGATTAGAGCGAGAAAGGTATGAAACACTTTGGCTAGACTACTTAAAAAGCAGGCGGTTAGAAGGATTTTGCGCGGCCTGTGAAAAGAAGTTAACAGAGTGTAAGTGCGTCGTGATTGCAGGAGCGAGCTAATGCCAAATGAGCCGAGCGGAAAATGGATCGCAGTAGAGAAGGACGGCGTTTGGGACGTACTCTGTGACAAGCACGGAGATGGTACGCTCTACAGCGTTCTTGAGTACACGACAGAGGAGCAAGCCAAGCTGATAGCTCAAGCCCCAGCCCTCCGCGCCGAACTCCAGCAGGCGCGGGCGGAGATTGAATCTAGTAAGCGTGCAGCTCATACCCGTAATCTCCAAATCCTTGAAATGGATGGTAGTAATAAGACACTTCAGCAGCAGCTCGCCCAGAGCCAGTTAGCTCTCTACAAAATGACTGAGCAGAGAAACCAGTTCAAGTCAGCACTGGAGAGCAATGATCAGTGAGCCAAAATGGAATGGTCCAACTTGGTGATTATTCAAGATTGTTGGCCGAGCGCGATGCCCTGCAACTCAGGCTGGGCGAAGTGTGCGGGTTGCTGTACATCGACCTAGCCGCTTTCCTCGCAGCACAGCAGAAGGATAAATCCCAGACGACTTTAGATCACACCTAATCTAATGAGGTCCTCGAGTATCTTCTTGTCATTGGCGTCCAATACGACCCCTGCATTCGCAATAATCTCATCGGTCGTCTGGCCACCCTGAGCTTTGATGTGACTGATAGCCAGAATCAGCATAGGCGTCAGGTTGGTGATCAGAGGCAGCAAAGCAATAAGTAGAGCACTCATTACACACCTCCCAGAGCGGCCTGAATGGCCGCGAAAGCCGTAGTGAATCCTGCCAGAACGGCTGCTACTTTCGCCTTTGCCTGCTCGTTGTGGATGCCGAGCACTCCCTGCTGATTGAGTTCTGCAACTGAAGTCGTGATCCCGGAAAAGAGCAGCAATAATTGATTCTTGGACGCCGGGTCTAACGCCTTCGTGTTCTTCACCTGAAGATGGAACGCTTTGACGGCCGTATTCACTTTCTGGAGACCGAGGGTGAGCGCCAACTCCTCCTGATCGCTAATCAGCTTGCTTCCTGTCTGCCCCAGTTGCCGTTTCACGTCTATGGCCAGACCAACCGTCACCGCCATGTCATCGGACGCCCTGGCGGCCTTCCTGATGCTTTCATCCTTGCAAGCGAGCAGCGTCAGGATCAGCAGCAAGACAATCGCCTGTGGTATCGTGCCAGAGCTTCGAATTCTTAGTTTCATAAGTGCTCCTTAATGAAAAAGCCCCGCTGTGAAAGCCGGGGCTGAAGTGGTTGCTTTTGGTTGGTCTGATTAGCCTCTGCGTCGAGCGGAAGGCTCAACCGGGGGCTCTCCACCTGGAGTTGGGTTCGCAGCAACTGCAGCCGCCAAGGCGTTGGTTTCAGAGTCCAAAGCTGCTGACAGATCAGTGAACGGCTGCAATTCCGCTTCCGTGGCTCCGTTCGCGATCGCGGCTGCCACGGCTGCATCGATTTTGGCCTGAACGCCATTAAGAGCAACTGTCGCTGACTTCATTACTCCAATGGATTCGCTAACTTCTGTCGTTAGTGTTCCTAAGATTGGGTTTGCCATTTCATTCTCCTTATGGATTGATTGATGATTTTATGCCGCCGGTGTATCTACCGGAGGATTTACTGGTTGATTTGCTTCTACTGCACCTTGGAGAGAGTCCGTTGCCTCACTCAACTTCCCTGCAAGTTCTTGTTCCTGTGATTCGCTCAGGCCACCTCCACCTACGAGGCGTTCCTGAATGTCTTTTACGATCACGAGGAGCTCCTGCACTCCTAAAAGAACCTCGTCCAAGTGAGGAATTGAGAACCTCACTTCATGAATCATGTGGAGCTTTGAGACTTCATCTACGAGGTTTTCTAAAGCTTTCTGCTGCTTTGCTTGCTCCTGAAGCAGTTTGCGCAACAGCCGCTCCTGCTCTTCGTGCTGCCCTGGCGCCCTGCTTACCGGTGGCTGATCTGGCATACATCACCTCCCTTGTTGTGTCCCCCAAAAGAAAACGGGTCAGTCTCGTCGTGACACGAAACGACCCGTTTTCTATACTTTGGCCCCATTAAACCCTCCGCCCTGCCGGGCTAGAGGAGTTGGAGAAGTTTGATTGCGTCGATAGGTTAAACCTTTATTTCAGAGAGTGATGCTCACTATTGAACAGATAGGCGTTCAATTTTGCTCACCTACCCACACGGACTCCGCGCACGGCATCAAACAGCCCGAACAACGAGCAAATGAGAAGCACGACACCGAGAATCGCAACGATGTTGAAGATGTTTTTCCATTGTGGCGTCAGCGGAGAATAGGAGTTCACCAACCATACCAATATCCCGACTGCAAAAACGATCAGCAATAGTGTCAACAGTGGCATACAGCCTCCCTATTTTTTCTCTTCTAGCTTCTCAGCCTTCTCTTGGGCTTCGTTAGAAATCAGCTCTTGAATTTCCTCGGTCTTCTTTACCGCGTCGGCTTGGTGCTCTTCAATCTTGTCCTCGATCTTCTCGGCTCGGCTCTTGCCAGAACGCATCATGAGAGTTACTGCTGAGGAAAGAGAACCAAGAATGATAGTCCCAGCCTTGTGATATTTCTCAGGAATGAGTGCCGCTAGTCCGATCCAGAAGGCCGTCGCAAAGGCCACAATCACGGAGATTCGCGGCCAGTCCATAGTGTCCCAAGCATGGAACCATTTCATAGCGGCCTCACTTTCAGCACTTCACAATGAGCAGCACGGCGATCAGCATCCCAATAATAGATACCAGGATGATCGTGCGGGAGGTTTTGAGTTTCATTCAACCGTTACCCCCCCCCTTTTTTTTTGTTTCTGCATCGACAGCGGCCTGCTTTGAGACGTGCTCAGCAAGAAGTCTTTCCGCAGTTTCGGCGGCGATGGCATCATCGGGGTGCTTAGTCAAATCCGCTACCCGACGCAGAGCCACGGCGCTGATTTTGAGCTGTGCCCCCATATTTGCGTTCACTAACGTATGAATCGATGTGAGTTGTTTATTCGCCGATTCAGTTGAAATCTCTAGAGCCTTGGCCACGTCTGCCGTCTGCGAGGCAAGTTCCTTGCGAGAAATCTTTGCTTCTTCAGCTACCGCTGATACAGACACCGCTGCGGCTGCTCCTTGCCTCTGAATCCTGGCCAATAGAACAGCTTGAAGTAATCCGAACCCGCCTGTGACTATGGCCAGTAGGACGCCTACGATGGCCAGCAGCACAGGATCGGAAAGTCTCGCCGGTTCTACTGTCGGCTTCACAATCTCATCTGCGAGTAAGAAGGCACTCCAACTGAGAAAAAGCGCCGTGTATAAAATCCAATCAATCATCTTGTCCATTCATCACTCCCGCAACCCGCTTGAAATCGTCCCAGCACTCGTCGCAAATCATAGCTTCAGACTCTTCACCGCAAACCACGCAAGGGAAAAGCAGTGCTTCATCCTCCGTTGCTTCAGGCATGGGACCGACTAGCTTCCTGCATAAATGTCTCCCAACAATCTACGCTTCGACAAATTCCCTGTGTCTTTCTCCAGAAACGAGAAGGGAGATTGGTTCTACCGCAAATCCTGCACGACCGGATTCTTTGGGCCGTTTCCAGCTTGCTCAGCCGCGCTTTCTCTTTCTCGCGGCATTCGCAGCAAATCCGCCTACCGGCATTCCAGAATTTCACATAGATTCGCCCTCGACCACACCACTGGCAAAGCTGCCGCGTTTTTACTGTCTCAGCTACTGCCAGAGCAGGCTTTTGAAACTGGATGACATTAATCGGAGCGACCGGTTCAGGGAGTGGCTCTTGAGATTGCAATACTGCCGCGGCAAATAGCTTGTGATTCTTAAGCCGGCAGACTTGGCACACCGTTGCGGCTGGTATCTCCCAGACAGAGGCCGGCACATGGCAATGGTGCTTGTTGTAGACCTCGCGAATAACAGCGCACTCAGGAGTCGGATTGTATACGTCGGCCATTAGGCTTTTTCAGGTTCGCTTTCAGTCAAGGTTACACGCTCTCCCACAACGCAACCTCTTTTTCACGTCTATTCTTCAGCCCCAGTACGACGATTCCGTTGTCATGGACCCACCTGCGCATCTGAACCGGAACTTGGTCGTAGAAGCTTTGATTTATGAGTCTAAGAAGTGTGGATTCTTTGAAGGCTGATGGGCCGATGTTGAAGACGAAACAACACAGCGCGTCAAACTGGTTCTGGGAGAGAGGAACCCTGACGGAATTCGTGATGGTTTGTTCTACTGGAGCAATGTCCTGGTCGAAAAGCATCCATACCTGATCAACCGATAACCCTTCTTTGTAGTGACCGATCGTAGTGCCAATGCAGATTTTGCCGGAGAGCCGTTCTGACTTCGTTAGAAGATGCCCGATCCCAATTGTCGGCGCCCCACCTGAGTCTAGGTAAACCTCAGTCCTCAGATCCTCAACCTCGCGGATCAACTCTTTCCCGCGAAGGCTGATCTTCACCGCCGGCCTAAGCCACCGGATTTCTTCGCCGCTCTTTCGTCTGTCTGACTAATCCAAATCAGCTCATGCTTCAGGCCAAGTGTTGGCAATGTCCCAACGCCGTGCTTTCTCTCCAATGCTGCAAGCGACTTTTTCATGTGGGCTATGATCCTGCTTTTCATCGCGTTCGCGCCCTTGTTGACGGCTGGTAATGGTTTGGGTTTTGTTGTCATTTTCGTTCTCCTATTGGCGCGCCACAGCTCCTGTCGCTCCTTGCCTCCAAGCCTGAAGCTGGGCGAGAGGTCCTATGGGGCTAGACTTCGCCAGCACAAGATCAAACGCCGTTACTTGCCCAGCTGCGCAACTCACCGTCACTTCCTCGATTCGCCTGGAAACGTTGATGTTATATTGCTTGTCACGCAAACCTACGAAGTCTCCAACGTCCCAGTCTTCTTTGTAGCAAGGGCGTGATCCTGGTAGTTTCTTGATGCGGATAATTTCAAATTTTCCCTTGTCTTGCAGGAAGGCTTTACCTTTGTCGTCCAGCTTGGCGGTGGTCTCACTGTCACTGGCGTCAAGATAGGACTCGCGCCTTTCGATGTCGAATCTCTGGCTTTCTAGTGTGAACACAGTTTGCAAAAGCTTTGTTGCTCCAGTTCCCTGCCCGCCCATAACGACATGACTGGAAAAATTCAGCCCGTCATATTCCCAGTCGAATTCAGAAACATTGTCATAGTCTGGGCTGAAGACTACCGACAGCGATCGGTCATTTCCTGGAACCACATCAAATAGCAGTGTCCCGTTCACGAGCTGAAGAGAATAACCGAGAGTGCCTTCTGCGGCTTGGAGCACGTCTCGAATGCCTTCGATGAGCCGTTGAAAGCGACCGTTATAGACGATGGTCGGCCCCAATTCATTGTCTGCCGCAATCAGGACGCTTGGAACCTCGCGCTGGGCTTCGTTGAAATTTGGAATCAGGGTTGTGAAACTCCCTGGAGTCTTGATATGCCTGTCAACCATCGTCTTAATGATGGTCTCGACGGGATCGTTATAGTCATCGAACTCATCTCCGGAAGCTGGAGCCAAGACACGATCGCTCAAGATACGATCTAGCCCGTAGCCGCCGAGCGTCATCTCATGCCGGCCCGAGCCCTTGAATACCTTAATGCGATCAATGAATCCAACGAAGTCAACTAACTGGTTAAACGCAACCGCCAGCACATACTCGCCTGGCCTTGCAGGTGGATCTAGTGGCGTCCGAACCTTCAATAGTTGAGCCAATAAAGCGCCCTGCTCTGTGTCGCAACTGAGCTTCAGTTCAAAGTCATCCAAGTCTGTCCAACGCCTGGTATAGCGGAGCGTGGAATAGAGATCCAATTCCATAACTGGCAGGAAGGTGGCAGTCCGAAGAATCCGCACAACAGGAACAAACGTGCAAGTAGCCTCCGGAATCGTTGGCCCGAGACGCCAGGCATACCATTTGCGAACCTGGGTGACACGGAGTTCGCCGGCGTCCTCTGGTTCCCCGGGCCCGGACGAACCTCCCGACGAGGAGGAGTCGTCAACTGGTGGGGTTCCTCCGCACAGTTCCGGCCCAAGCGGAAGCAACCCATGAATAACTGCATCAAAGTGATTTCCGCCATCGTCCAACTCAGGAGAAGCACCTGTGATCTCATAGAAGAATTGCAGGCCGAAAGCTGGTGGAGTCGCTTCGCAGACGGCAACCGCTTGAAGTTCTGCTAAAGACAGGTTGCGGCCGCCATATCTGCCCAAACGGTCGAGTTCTCCGGCGAACGCCATCTCAGGCGTCAACCCATACATGTTGCCGCCGAGAATCAGATGCTGGACACCGTTTGGGGCTATAGGAGGTCCGCCGCTATTACTACCGATTAACTGAACCGTGGCGGGATTGAAGCCAGCATAGAAATTGGCGATCGGAGTCGGCGCAGTAGCGACGATACTGATAGCAACAAAGAGTGGGACGCCTACCTGGAGCCAATCTTCGGAAGCTCCATTCGCTGTAAGGAGTGGGACAGATAATTTATTGGCATCTGAGACGATGCCATTTGACCAGAACAGTTCCAGCTTGTTAGCAGAACTGATCCTCCAACCATAGCCCGCGTCATAGGAGTTTCCAAAAATAGCAAAATTGCCTCCAAGCGAAGCGGGTCTTATCCATGCGAATTGAGTAGAAGCATTGTTAAGTGTTCCGTGGATGGTCTCGAGGTAATTGCTGGTTGAACCATTCCAAGTCCTAGACACTCCCATACAGTGTTAGACCGTTTCCTTCCAGCTTAGCAGGGTGACGCCGGTTACTTGTGAAAATGGGTTGACGCCGATGACGGCTTGATCCGGAGTAGTGTGATCAGTGCGCCCGACACTATGAATTGGCATGAAGTTCTGTCCATCTGCGCTCCACGACAAAATGCGATTCGTGTTGTCATCTTGAAGCCGCAGAATCGGTAGATCAGGCATCGGGGTAGCGTTTGTGATGCTGATATAGGCTCCCGCCGGAGTTGTGACGTTTGTCCATTTCGTATATTGAAACGTTAAAGTCCCGCTATCGTTCTCAATCTGAAACAGCACCATCTTGTCATCGCTGGAATTTCTCAGACCGAAGAGAACGATGGAAAATTGTGCGTAATGCAATAACGGGAGGAGAGCAACGGTCAGCGTGTACGGAGCAGAAGGCAGAGTTTTAGCTCTGAGTCTGGCGCTTTGCGCGCTGCCATTGGATGGTGCTGAAATGTGGATGCCACCGTTCGTTGTACTCTTGGTTGCGCTGCCTTGATTTACCCAACTGAAGGCTGAGTCGTCTGGCGCTGTGAAAGGGAAGAGTGGTCCCCACGGTGCCCAGGCCGCTCCAGTGTCACGCTCGACATAGAATCCATCGCTTGGAAAGAAGAGATTGCCGGCGTTTGTAGGTGAGGGGCGAGATCCATAAGCACTCGTAAAGACTCCACCCGTTGGCGGTGCCCATTTTAGGCCAGTTGTCTCACCGGAGTCGGCAGTTAGCAAATCACCGTCACTCCCAACCGGCAATACTTGTGCCGCCGACGCACCTGTACCGACTGCGAGATCGCCAGTATTCTCCCAAATCGTATCTCCAGCTATGCTGGCATTTACCTGTAAAGCCTCCATCGTGGATTTCGTAATCCGGAGCTCGATGCGCGTCCCAGTATTCCAAGCTAAGGCAGTGGTCCCCTGTTGAGCTCTCACAACGGTTGAAAAAGAATCTGTAGAGCGCGCGGTAACTTTGATGATCTCTAAAACAGAACCGTTATCTATGGTCGCCCAGAAGTAATCGCCAGCAGTTGGATTAGGAAACCTGGCGCCCTGCCCGCTTGCCACAGAGAATGAAGTATCACTAGGCGAGATCGCAGCCGCGAGACTCGATCGCGCGTTATTCATCCAGAGTTCTACGCTCATTTCGATTTCCTAGATTCCTTCATTCCTCAAACCTTTCCTGCGCGGGTGACGCCGCTCAATCGGGAAGCTGGTCGGCGGTAATTAGAATCAGGCGGACAAGGGCATCTCGTAGGATTCCCTAAGCATTAACAAAAAACGGATTTGAAGTTAAGTTATTCGATTGGATACCGCCACTAATATCCAAATCTATGCCGTTGTTGTAGGAAATATTGTTCTTAATAGTTGAATTGACGCCCTCGATGCCTATGTAACCACAGTTGTAAACAGTGTTGTTGTAGGCAAAACTTCCATTTTTAGCGGTTATGCCAACAGCATTTCCGTTTGCGCCCGTTTGAAAAACAATGTTGTTATAAGCAACGCTCCCACTTCCAGAATCCATATAAATTCCAGCCGCTATTCCTTGCCCTGCGAAGTTATAAACCAGATTGCCACGTATAGTATTATTTCCCGGAGGCGGCGTGTGCTGACTGTATTGATGTACTCCAAAGGCCGGAAGGTTATAAAACTCGTTCCCTTCTATCAAGCAGTTGTTCCCTGTAAGATAGATTCCATGATTCCGGCCTTGACTATTGGAATCAGTAAAAAAGTTTCCGTCGTGAATCCTGTTACCAATAATCTGAATGTCGGAACTGAATTCTCCGACGTAGATTGCATTCCCGAAGGCCGTGTTAATGATATCGTTGTTTATTAATTTGATAGCGCTTGGGCTGGTTCCGCCACCGCCCAACCTGAACTGGTCGTTCGCTAGAGTCGATCCATCGAAGATAAACCCCTGAACGATTGAGAACATGGACCGGGTATCGTACACGGCAATATTATGCTGCCCAGCGCCTTTGATCGTGACGGTATCTCCCGTCTTCGCCCGAAGCGTAAATGGCGCACTCCAAGACGAGCCACTTGGAAGATTGTTTATGAGTGACTCGACGTATATTCCAGCCGAAACCTCAACTAAGTCGTTAGCCCCAACCCCAGACGCTCCACCAATGAGAGTCAGAGCAGCATTAATTGTTAGCAACGGCAGTGAGTCAGTTCCTGGATTTGAATCATTTCCAGTCTTTTTAACGTAAAGAGTTGCCATGATGGGAGCGGACAATGCCCTTTATATGGAGAATCAATAGCATTTTCATTCAGTACTCTCCCTCGAAGGCCCCGATCGTTGGATTGTCAGGATCCCGAGGCCTGCCTCTGAAATCCACAGTGACTTCAGGCACAGGTGTCCCAGCTCCGATAGCTGGAGAACCAGGCAAAAGTCTGAAATCAAGTCCACCTGAAGGCGGTGAATAGGGGATTTCAACTGGCGGATCCTCTTCCGGCGGAGGCTCTTCTAAGGGCGATCCTTCTGCCCCAGTTCCGACATTTATTCCGAAGCCATTGATTGCGCCCTCATTGACAACAGCAAGTCCATCTGCTGCTCCCAAGGGCAATTGTTCATCGTCAGCGCCACCGAATTCCGGCAATAAGAAGAACGGAAGATCAGCACGGATGACTAATTCAATAATGGAGGCATTGGAACGATTCCACGATCCACCACCAGGATGCACTCGCCGGCGGGCGGTTCGTGATTCATAGAAAGTCGAAAGGGCCTCCGGGTAGGCGTCGGTAATGGAATCGTCCGGCAATTCCTCGATAGGAGGGATGTAGCCGAAAGGTTCTCCAACCTCATAGATGCCTGATCCCGCCATACTTCTGGCAACGCTGATTGACCCGGAGACGGAACCGCCAAAGACGCCTCCAACGGTCATCATTAGCATTCTGGTTTGAGACCAGTGCTCGGCAAACGTGAAGATATACTCTTCTCCAGGCGTGCCAGACACAACAACTCCGGTTTCTCCAAAGATCGCGTCAGCTTCGACCTGGACGTCCACGATTGGTGCATCAAAATCCAGCAGCGGCGATGTCTCCAACTCATAACCGAATTGGAACTGATCGCCAGCCTCTCCGTTTGCGATTGTGATGGTTTGGACTTCGTTTACCTGAGATGAAGGAACCCGGAACCGAAGCTTCAGCTTGGCTGATAGGTCTTCGCTCCCGGAGGGTAAAGTCGTTACCCTCGGAATCACGTCAAATCCGACCGCTTCCAGAATCCCACCGCTAGGCTGAGCTGGAGTAGCAAACTTTATGGCATGGCGTCGCCTGTTCGTCTCGGTGTGGCCAAAGGTAATGTCCTCATCTTGGTCGAGTTCATCAGTTGCGGTAGGGACGCTCTGAGCCCCAGTTGCCGCGAATTGATTCAGGATATTGGCACCGGTTGCTATTGGTCCCTCGTCGGTAATTACGATACGTCCAGGCCAGCCGTAATCTCCTCCGGTCTGTGCCAACCCATCGTTGACAACTAGATCATCCAGAAGCAAGATGCCCGAGCCGCCCCCTAAGAACGGACCCCAGCGCAATCTGTTGTAGTTGGCCGGGTCCGTGCCAACATTCGCGAAGTAATTGATAACCAGCAACGGCTTGTCATCAATCTTGACCTGAATCCATTGATAGGCGCCATTGACCGAGAGGAAAAGCTGCAGGTGATAAAGCGTGTCTGCATTGAAAATTTGGGAACTCGTTGTAACTAGTGTGCCATTGACTCTAGCCTCCAGCTTCCGCGTCGATTCGTTGAACCTAAGATCACCGCGGGCGCTTGTGACGGTTAGCCATTGCACCAGTCCACAGGCCTTAATTGAAGAGGCCTTGAAATGAAATCCCTGCCAGGAGTTTACTGCTGGCGTGTAGGGGAAGCCTCTGCCAACATATTGGACTTGGCTCTGATCAAACTTGATCGATCCCCGACCATAAAGAGGCGCGGCAGTTTCCCATTCCACCAAACCGTAAACTTCATCGAACTTGGGAAAGGTCGCATTGAGGTCGTCAACCAGAGTCAGGATGTTCATGAATGAAGATCAGGTAACGACTCGTACCGCAGGCGACGCAAAAGACTCGATGCCATTCACAATGCAGGTCACATAAAACTGAAACGTCTTGTTCTTCGTCAAACCTTGGACCGTGAACGAGTTCGTGTTAGAGGTGGCGATAAGGACCGAGGGGCTAGTGTCGGCCTGATAGATTTTATAGGTGACAACCGTCCCAGGCGGGAATGGTCCAGTGCGAAACTGAGTGACATCGGTCCAAGACAGTTTCTTCGCGATCTTTCCCGGTTGAGTGCTCGATGCCGAACTCTGGGTGAGAGAAGTTGGCGCAAATGGCTGAATCGACGCAAACATAAACGGGAGCGGAGTGGAGTAATTGCCGATCTCACCGCTCGGTTTCACGCCGGCAACCCGGACTTGGTAGGTCGTCGTGCCTTCAATACCTAGTACCGTGCAAGGTGATGTGGGACACTCAGCAGCCTTGATGAATGGCAACGTCCCAACCGTAGTCTCAACCTGATACTTTGCAGCCCCTATCACTGCATCCCAAGACACAATGATCCTTGGAGTTGTTTGCCCCAGGACCGACACAGTAAAAAAAATGGCTAGGATCGAAAGCCAGCCAGAGCAACGAATCTGAAACATGTTCCCTCCTTCTCTAAGCTGGAATAACTGAAGATTTCAAAATCGATTCTCGAATTCTTCGCAGCGTCGGCCCGCGGAGTGAAATATCTTTATTCCGGCTGCAGTTGCGCCAGTTGATTTTATAGATTGCGTCAGGACACCAGGCCCAGCGAGCGCCGGCGGCTTCCAGCTTCATCCAGAGGGCCCAATCTTCGTAAATAGGCCAATCATCAAAGCCACCGACCTGAAGGAATAAATCGCGCCGGACCATTGCGCCGATTGGAAGGTGATTACGTTCGAAGATTGAAACGCCGGGTTCTTTCAGACGGCCAGATTTGAATACTTTGTCGTTGCGATATTTCTCGACATGCGGGACGTGGATATGTGCAGCTGGGTTGCTGGCTACTGACAACTCCATCGCCTGAAGGTAGCCGGGGCTCAGTAGGTCGTCTGCGTCAAGGAAACAGAGCCATTCTGCCGAGCTTGCCATTGCTCCGCGGTTGCGGGCAACATGAAGGCTCTCAGCGTGTATGGGATGGAACTCATCAGGAGGCCGAGTTTGAGCATGAACCGACAACTGAGCCCTGTGGGCGTAGCGGTCCCAAACCTTGCGATCACCGAAGGTTGCGAGGACAACGGCTATTCTCAAGTGACTGCCGGGTCCGGAACATGGACCGGAGCCACAAACTTAGAGTAACCGCGCCAACAGACGGCCAGACCGTTAGGTGTAAGATACTCTTTTGAACTGAAGCCTTCGTTCTTCAGGAACCGAACCGCATCCTGGATGGGCTGGCCTCGTAAATCGTGGAACACCATTACGCAGTCTTGACGTGAAATTGAGAGACAACCCCGCGCATCGTTCAAAGGCTCAGGCGCATCGTGATTCCCGTCGATCACAAAGCCATCAAAGGTTTCCTTGCGCGATTCCAGAAACTCAGTCGCCGTCTCACAGATCGTCAGATAATTGCCTTCGATGTCCCATAGGTTGTTGTGGGTTCTACTGAGAAAATCCATGTGTCGATATTCAGGATCAACCGCAACGACCCGGCAACCTGCCACCATCAAGTGCGCAGCCGTCCAGCCAGTTCTAGCTCCGATATCAACCCAAGTACCGCCGATCTGCTCGGCGACGTTATAGAGGATAGCGACTTCGTCGTGCGTGAAAAACCCGCAGTCCGGATCAAAATCCGGATCGCTTGGAACGTCGTGGCCAAAACTCCAGGGCCTTGGCTTGGAGAGAAGTTTGAAGTGGAACGTTAAATCTGGCACCGATAAATTACTGCGATAGATCATCGAATCGTTGCGGCAATCCTTCAGAATAACCCCAACCCGAAATCATCCAGGCCCTTTTCGATTCCAGGATTCTCTGCGAGTATTCGCCGACACTCCTCCAACTGCCACGGCTCAGAGTCGGGCTTCAGGTAATGCATCAGGTTCGAATAAGGCGCCCACCATTCAGCCGGGACCCTGCTCAGTTCATGCGGTTGCTTTGTCGGATTCTCCGCTCCGTAAACTGCAACCGAATATCTCCGCCGCACAACGTCAACAGGTTCTCGGTTCGGCCAGCGAAGTTTTTCTATGAGGCAATAGCTAAGTTGCTTTGCTCTCAGCCGTCTGTCTGAGACGAACTGCAAGTGCATCAGACCCGCGTCACGATGAAGCACAGGCCGGAAATTAACGACCGGCCGGCCACATGGGTGTCTGTGGTGGAAGTCGTATCCGTCGCGCGCTGTCCAATGGCAGCGAGGCTCATCCTGAAAGGCGGTTGAGACGTTCGCTTGTCCCCAGGTTCCGTCTGTGTGGTAGCGGTGAATTGAACCCCTGAGACACAGCCAGGGAAGCTGGAGAATAGTTCCCTTGGGAGCCGCCTCCACCATTCCACGAATCGTTGGCAGTAGGTTGCCCGTCAGAACCTCGTCGGCATCAACGATTGCCAGATGAGTCGCGCCTTTGCCGCGTGCCCATTCCAGCATTCGCTGTCGGTGCGCCATCTCGTTCCACTGCGGGTCAGTCTCAGTGAGAACCGAAAGCCGATCGCGGTATTCGTCCTGGAGCTGATTCAGGATTTGGTCTGTTCCGTCCGTGCTGGCGTGGTTCAGGACCACTAGTGAATCCGCCCACTGAAGGACGGCATGAGCCGATAATCCTAGTACCCAGTCCTCGTTTCGGACTGGCATCATCGCCCAGAGATTCACGACGACAAAAACCGCTGGCCCCCAGTTGTGATTGAGGGCACGGTCGTGGGTGCAGCAGGGTTATTTATTGTGCAAGTGCCATCAGTGACGTTGTCCCGATCGCAAAAGATAGTAGGCCAACTCGGAATAAACGCGGGCTGTCGCTGCACATAAACCGGTGGGTAATAGTAGATATAGGGAACGAATACCGGAGTCGGCACCGGTTCAAAAACGAATCTGCCCTTACCCGAACCGATCAACTTCCCGACTGTCTTGGCGTGGCATTTGACACAGAGGTCATACTCCTTGCCGTCCACCTTAGCCACGTTGCGATCATTCACCTCTTCACCGCAGATATCACATTTGTAAGCGATCATTTTTTATCTCCAAGCCAACAGATTTCCGCCAATCATCTCGCAATTCTTGAGACCCAGTTGCGCAAGATCCCACTTCATTGTGTTCACGCTATTGATGGGATCGGCCTCCACGCAGACCATATCCGGACTCAGCGGCATCAATGCGAGGACTCGCTCGTTCATTCCTTCCACGTCGATGTTTACGAATTCGTACGGGCCTGGGTGAGCTGCTAAGAGGTCGCACCAAGAGATCGTCGATGCCCAGATTTGCCGGAACGGATGTAAAGGAAATTTCTCGCGGTGCTCAATTTTGAAACTACTGAGGCCGTCTACCTCTTCGCCATCCGCAGAATTGACCCAGAACTTTGCCAAGCCTGCTTTATCCCCTATTCCAGCATTCACAAGCTCGACGTTGTGGTTGTCCTTATAGTTGGCAAATAGCGACCGGAAAGCTATCGGAGAAGGTTCGACGCAGACTCCCGACCAGCCTAGTTCCGCAAGATAGCGAGTATTTGAGAAGGTGCAGCCGTCGAAAGCTCCGATGTCTAGGAAGCGCCCGACTTTCCCTTTGAAGTGCTCAAGGATTGCAGTGTGCTCGCCATATTGGGAACTCACGCTTGCGGTCGCCACAACTGGCAGAGGTAGTTGGAACCGGCTATCTGGTAGGTGAACACGTTTTCACATGGAATGCTAAACGGCTCCAACCTCAGATCTACGCTTCTGGTTTCACCCATCTTGATCTCCCCGTTTGATTCGCCTTCATGGATCGAGCAATGGAGAACCAACGGATAGGTTTGAATATTCCCAAGCAACTTCAGAATGGAAGCGTTATCAAGATGCTGTGTTACTTCCTTCAGAATCGCCAGGTCGGCGGCAGGCAAAGGATCCGTAATCGCGTCGAGGACGTGGAATTCTCCCGGTAGGTGGTGGGATGCTTCGTCTACAACTTCCGGAACAACGTCGACGCCGATGTACCGGGCACCGCGCCAGTTTACAGCGCCGGCCATCCATCCAACGCCACAACCAATGTCCAACACGCGAGACGGCTTGAGGTCCAGAATGAGTCCGTCAAGAAATTTCAAGTACGACGCCACTTGCTTGGGGTTTGATCCGCCGCCAGATCCTTCACCCCAGAAGCGAGTTGCGTAAATCTCCCGGAAGACTTCCCCCGCTTGGCTCACGAACCCATGCCTTGATTGACAAGCAGGGTGGTTTCGTCTGAGCTCCCTAGATAGGCCGTAAACTTAGGGCGGTTAATCAACTCATCCATGCCCAATCTGTGAGCGATGATTGATAAGCAACTTTGATCGTGTCTATGCCCTTTTACCCTTGGATCCTCTGAAACAAACCCAACATTGCGGCCATTGTGACCTATGTTCGTATGATGCCCAGCGATAGCTTGCCTGGGATCTAGCGAGCACCACCAATCGAGAAGATCAACGCAGCGCTCCTCGTGGGAGTTCAGACCGACGCAATAGCTGGAAATTTCTGGAATATCGAAAGCCTGTTCGCGTGATTGATTCAGGCTCTCCAGACAACTGTCGCTTGACCACTCTCCGACGCTATTTCCATTCCTACAGAAGTAATAACCACGCTGCGCAATGTGTTCGAAGAGCGGATGAACCGACCGCACGGGGTAAAATGCAGCATCAAGCAAAATTGCTGTATCACAGCCCTTGTCAAAAGCGTGCTTCAATGCCCACGGCTTAGCGCAGTAGGGACCGTACTCGTAACCATTGACCACAACTGAGCCGGGCGAGTCAGGCGGATAGACGTTCACCCATGCCGCAATCTCGATTCCTGGCGAGTTCACCTGGAATCGCTGAATCATCCTGGCCACTCCGAGTGGATACCACCCGCCAATGGCGATGCAGCAGATTCCAACTTTGTGGCTCATTCGATGGGCAAACAGGAAGCAAAGTTTTCTGCTTTCAGGCGGTCGAAAATCGCTTTGCTCTCGTTCCAGTGCTTGCGCGTGTTGACGCTGCGAAGAAAGTCAGGCATTGAACCGCTGCGGCCCCAATGCTGATGCAGGTGCGTCAAGTCTCTACGCGGCCAATACACTCCGAGCTTTTCAGCGTATTCCTTGAGTGATTCGTCTTCAAACATGTGCCAGAAGGCTGAATGGATCGGGCCTTGACCTGCATGGGCCCGCCTGCACCATTCCCGACCGAGCCAAGGACTCCCGGCAACCCTGTCTATGTACGATGGTGCATCCGGCCATCTCGCACGCGAATGCTCATTCTCTCCATAGCGGTCACCGGTCGGCTGCATAACTCCGAACGTGCCTTTGAAGTGCTCGGTACATTCCCGTGCGATCTCTTCGGCTGTCTTATTCGGTTCAGGCTCTGTATCGTCTCCACCGGTCACGATCCATTGCGCCTGTGGGTCGCGCGCGAGCGCTTCCCGAGCCAGTCGGTTCACCGCCGCCGCATATCCTCGATATTTTTCACGAATCCCAAAATCGCAGACTATTGCTGGGTCTCCCTCGTCTCTGAACAGCGCAATCTTGTACCCGCGCTCTCGCCAAAGTTTCAGGATAGGCTTAACCTGCTCAGGAGTTCGCTTTGATGGAATGCAAAACCAGACAGTCATATGAGCCGGAAACTCCGGCTGTCTTCCGCATCACGGATTCTTTTTGCGAATGATCATGTCTAATCACTCCCACGGACTAGGATCCGGAAACTTCTCCTCAAGCGCCTGCTTCATACCAGCGGTAAATCCAGCATCATTGAAATTAACGAACCGGTACCGCGCCAGAGCCGACCGTGCTTCGTTGTAGGTGATTGCTCTCTTTAGGCGCGTCGTCAGGAGCTTCGGCGATGCTGTAGGTTCACTGAAACGCCGCGGAAAACCCTCAGCAAAGTAGGCGTTTAGGTAGATATGAGTCAGGAGACCGTTGCCCGTCGAATAGTCCAAACCTTGCATCAACCGTGGATACCATTCGTGGTCTACCGGGTAAGGAATATGAACTTCAAAAACCCATTCCGGCCACTGGCGCCGCTTACACTCATCGACCGTCAGCAACATTCGGTCGTGCCAGAGGCTCGACTTCCTTCTTGCGCTAGAGCGTTCCAGATCGATAGCCGGATCGAGCCAAGCATTCCAAAGGTCGCGCGAATGAACGTCTTGACAGAAGATTTGATCATCTGAATTGACGATGAAATCTTCGCCAAGGTATTCGCAGGCCTTCAAAATCTTGCGAATGATGTTCGCATCCTTGGCGCGTGGGTGAGGATCGTCGCAGGCCAAGTGCTCCAACCGGTTGCCCATCTTCAACCATGCCGGCCGGTGACCAACGATCAAAACCCGACACAGGTCCTGAAAATGCCGAGACACCGAGCGCAGCATGTATCGAAGCTCAAGGTCTTCATGACCCCGACTGTGCGCGCTGAGTGGAACAACCAGATGCACGTTCACCCTATGGCAAAGAAGCGCTCCGTCCAGAAGATTTCCATTTCTCCGCCGCTGGCACTCTCGAAAAGAATATCGTTGTCTCCGGTCAAGAGTGGCCAGAACTCTGTAGCAGGATCTGTGAGATACTGAAAGACACTCACCCGAACGGTCTCATCCGCAAGCAATACTTCGTAAAGCGTTTTCTTTCCTACCCTGAAATCGATTTCTAGCCGGTGGTCTGCATCGAGGTCATAAGTGGTTAGAAGGATATACTTGTTCGTGCGCTGATTTGTGATCCGCGGACTGTTGCAAGGCCCCGTGATGTGGATGATCGGATAGGTTTGGACGTGCCCGGCATTGCTGATCGTGATGATATCATCAGGCTCGATACCGGCTTGCGACTGCTCGTCATTGAGAAAATAAGGATCGTTCGATTCGAAGTTGATGTCAAAATGTTGGTAGATCGGAGTCTGTCGAATTCCTGGAACACCCTCTAGTGGGTGAGCTCCGATCGTGCGAGTGTTTCCGTTGTAGTAGTTGAAGGTTAACGTCCCTTCGTTTTTCAGCTCCGCTGCGTTGACCGCTGCCAGCGCTCTCCCAAAGAGTATCCGCAAAGAATCCAGGTCCAGGTAATCGCCGCCCGAGGAATCGTCGCCAGTAAGCGGAATAACATGGACGTGAACACCAAACTTGATAATGCGTGGGTTCTGTTGGCTTCTGAGTAAAGTGTTGCCCTGCTGAAACGGTGCCTGTTGAGTGATGTCCTGACGGGAAAAGAATTGTATTCCCTGATGGGCACTTTCAAATTGCAACTGGGAGGATTCGCGCGTAAACAACAGTTCTAGGCCGTCTGCGCTGGTCCACAGAATCTCTTTCAGCATGAATTTTATTCAGGGAATCAGGCCAGCGAGGAAATGAGTCTGGTGCGATACAGGTCTAACTGCTTTTGTTCTTCAAATGGATCTCGACCGCCGCCATAGAGATTGATTGTCATAGGTTCTATTTTGCGGGAGTTGTCGACCGTCGTGGTGTTGACTTGAGTCCTATTTTGCTGCATCGACTGCGGCATACTGGATTGAATGCGCTCGAGCATGGCCTGAGGGATCAGTCTTGGCTCGTCCATGGCGCGCGCGGGAGTGAACTTGAAATGTTCTCGCCCGGCTTCACCGGCTAGGAACATGGTTGGCTTGTTGACCCAGCCTTCGCCGCCTTCCGCCATCGCGTAACCTGGCCAGGCATAGCCATATTGATTTTGATATCCCTGATCCCATGCACCTTGATAGCCGCCAGCCTGTGCTCCGTAGTCATAATTCTGCTGTGTCTGGTCAGGTTGAGTAGGAGTCTCAAAGGAAGTCGGTGCCGCTGGCTGTTGCTCCACATTGACCGTGATTTCACTGGGAATCTTGATTCCAGAGATTGCCGCGGTGAGGTTGGAGACTTCGGCTTGAAGTGCCGTCTGAAGGCTCCCGATACTGGTTGAAAGACTGCTGTCCAGGAGATCAAGTTGAGCAAGCAGAGCTGTCCGGCTGTCCTCGAATTGAGCATCCAGCCTGGTGCCAACTTCCTCAAGAGCTTCAGTGAGACCTTTCTGAAGGTCGGCAATCTGCTCGTCAAGGCCCTTCGTCATCTTGCCGAGTTCTGTAGCAACAATGTTGGCGGTGCCGGCAGAGAGACCGCCCGCTGAAATCTCCCCAGCCGCCTTGTTGAATACAGAAAGATCGCCGCCCGCCTCGGCAATCTTCTTCCGCATGTCATCGGTAATAATGCCGGTCTGAAGGAACTGCTCTTGCCAGGACTTCGTAGCAGGAAGCAACTGATTAATCTGCGAGAGCAGAGAACCAAACTCGCCGCGCAAACCCTGGAGTCCAGGCAGAGCCGCTGCAGCGTCCAGAGCGCCAACGCTGACTCTCATCTGTTCGAAGATAGGCCTTATCTGGTCCATCCCCTGGCCAGTGCTCAGGATCGAGGCCGACAGCGACTCAAAATCAGCCTTCATGGACTTGATGCCTGAGAACTGCTCGAAGATTGAAGCGGACCCGCCTAGCTCCTCAATCTTCGACCTTAGCGCGTCGGTGATTTCTCCGGTTTGGATGAAGTTGCCATACAGGTCTTCAGCCGTTGGCCCCATCTTCTCCAACTCGGCCCGGATGCCTCCGAACTGTGCCTGAAGATCCTTAAGCCCCGAGATTTTAGAAAGCTCGCTGAAGGCTTCAAGGTTCCCGCCCAGTTCCTTCACCATGTCCGACAGAGCGGAAGAAATGACGCCGGTTTCAGTGAACTGTTTGACTAGACCTTCCAACTCGTTTCGCTTCGCTGCGACTTCGGTTTCCTTGGCCTGTAGAGCTTCAATTGCCGCGAGACCTTCGGTCAGAGTGACTTTCTGCCCTTCGATACTGCGCTGGACAACGGTTTGATCTTTGATGTTTTCGTGAAGGAACTGCACATAAGCATCCCATGCGCCCTGGACGGCAGCGATGCCATCTTCAACGCTTTTCTGGCCAGATTGCACGGCTGGGATGATGTCTTGCCAAACGGTGTCACGTAGATCTTCAGCCGCTCCCGTAGCTTCTTCCTTCTCACGCCCACGCCGCGTTAGCCTGCGAGTGAGTAGGACACCACCAAGGGCAGCTGCAGCCGCAATTGTGAACGGATTCGTTGCCAGAGCACCGATTGAACCTAATAGCCCACCGCCTCCAGCAGCAGCACCAGCACCACCAGCTGCAAGTCCACTGCCCACGCCTGCAGCTCCAGCAGTTCCGGCCACAGTGCCACCAGCCAGTAGAAATCCTGGAACGGTGCCCGCTGCGGCAATCGACGCGAGAGAGCCGCCTGCTACACCACCCGCTATTAGCCCGCCGCCTCCAATACCAAGTGCTCCAAGGCCACCCAGGCCAGCCAGAAGCCCACCTTTACCGCCTAGACCTGGGATGAGTCCGGCCAGACTCGTCACTCCACCGCCACCCTTGAGACCCTTGATTCCATCTATCAGACCGCTGATGAAACCGCCAAACCCACCAAAGCCTTTGCCAGAGAGCAAGCCTCCAATCCCGCTCTCAAAGAATGCCTGTAGCATCCCCTGGCCAATCTGCTTGAACATGTTGATTATCTTGGAACCGAAGCTGCCACCGGCTACCAGGATGTCAGCAAAACCCTTCGAAACGTCGCTGACCAGAGTCGACACCTGCTTACTGGCAAGCTCGCGCCAGGTCGTGAGATTTGCGTTATTGTCGTTCTTCAACTCTCCATATTTGCTTTTGATTTTCTCGACCGTGCGTTCGGTTTCGTAGTCAATTTTCCCGCCTGTAGCGCGAGTGGCGTCTATCTGAGCCTGAGCCATAGCTGCCCAAGCCAATGCGATATCTCTGGCTGATCCTTTGCCAGAATCTCGAATAGATTCATAGGCGGCCCTCGTTTCCGTGACCTGTTGCCCTAGCACCTTGGAGCTCGTGATGCCGAGGGTTTTGAAGGAGGCTTCTAGGTCCAGCAGAGCGGTTTTCGGCTTACCAAATTCGGCGGGAAGTTCTACTCCAGCGACTAGACCGAGGGAATGGAGTTTGTCGGTTAACTGTTTGGCATTTGCTACAGCAGCCTTGTGGGTTTCGGCGTTGTCGATCTGAACTTTGTCTAGATCCTTGGTAGCCTGAAGGAGCTTCTGAGTCTCACGGATTAGAGGACTGGTGGCCTTCGTCAATGCCAAGCGCGCATCAGATAGCTTCTGCTCTGCCTCGCGGAGCTCTTCAGAACCAGGCTTGGCTTTCTTTAGGTAGGCAACATACTTCTCGCCCTCGGCAACGGTTTGCTTCAACCGTGGGATAGTGACGCCAAGCGCGCTGCCCCAGGCTTCGACTTCCTTGGTTGCTTTCCCGCTGGCTTCGCTCTGCTTCTTCTGCATCGCGGCCAGCTTGTCGGTTGCCTCGGTCAGTTCCTTGTCTTTGCCAACCTGCTTGGAAAGCGAATCAACGAGCGCCTTCTGCTTCTCAATCTGCTGAGCGAGTGTAATGACGTGAGACTTGGCAGCCGCCGATACCTTCGTGATCCCGGCTGCTGCTTGAGCTGCTGCAGTCGCTGACTGTGCCTCGTTCTTGGCAGCTTCTAGGACGCGGTCGGCGTAGTGCTTCCAATCTTCCCCCGCCTGCCTGACGATCGGACTTTTGAGGAGCCCAGCAACGCGGTTGATTGCCACCTCGTTCTCGTCCATCGCGCTGCTGATTTGCTTGGAGAAGAAAAGATTCTTCGCCAGACTTTCGGTCAGGCTATCGATAGATACCCCGAAAATCTCAATCTCTCCAACCATGCGGCCAATTTCCCAAGCCGCAAAGGCAGTCGCCACGACTGCAGCTGTACTTCCCAAAACTGCCAGGGCTCCAGACCATCCGCCAAGCATCTCAATCAGTTTCGGACCCGCAATCAGCATGTCGCCGGTCGTTATGTTCATTCCTGCAAGCGCGTCACTCGTCCCAATAATCGCCGTGGTCGCATCAGGAAAGGCCTGCATAATCGGGCCAAGAACCGACGTGATCATCTGGCCCGCTTCCTCGTTGAAGTTCCCAGCCTCAACCCGAGCCTTGGCAATGCCACCGGCAAACGACTCGCCGGCAGCCTTCCCCGCGCCGGCATATCTCTTTTCCAGTTCTTGTAAGATGATTTTTTGAGCTTCTGCAGTCTTCCCAGTCTCTACCAGCGACTTGATCAGGTCCTTCTGAGATTCCGTGAGCCTGACGCCGTTGCGCTGGAGTGCTTGCAGCCCCTCGACCGGATCCTGTAACGCTTTACCAATAAGCTGCGCCGTGGAGGTCAACTGCTCCATAGACGGAATGGCTCCGTTGTTCATGAACGTAGCCATGTCCACTACGGCTTGCGTTGTCTCCGGGAAAACCTCCTTGCCTATGTTGGTAAAGGTCAGCAGCATTGACTGAGCGCCGGTAATGGCCTCGTCGTCAATGCCGGTCATCCTGGAAAGCGAGGTGGAGAGAGACTCAACCTGCTCGCGTGTTACTCCGGCCGCGCCTGCAGTGGAAGTGAGGACGGCTCCAAGCTGCCTCGAAACCTGATCAGCCTCTTCAAACGCACCAACAGCATTCTTGCCGAATAAGAGCGCAGCTCCGCTGATAACCCCAAGCGTCGGGGCAATACTGAGGAGTGACGACTTGAACTGCGAAGTGTCGCCAAGAATGCGAATGACTAGGGATTTTTCAGCCATTACCTATTCCAGTCTTCCTGGAGTTTGCGGTCGAGATAAACTTGGATATCTTCGAGGGTGTTTATAAGTGCGGTGTTGACTGCGGCTTCACCTTTCGGCTTGTTGATGCCTGTAGCAGCTTCACCGGATAGGCCAGAGGTTTGCGGTCCCCATTCAAATTCAATGGATCCACCAGCATCATCGGGCAAAGCCTTGAAAGAGGCTTTGGAGAGTGTTGGACCTAGCCTGGAGATTGCTATGGCTTCAGCCTCAAGCGTGGCGTTGAGTCCGCGATAGCTGGCACTTACTCCGAGAAATCCCCGCGCGCTTTCTCTGGCTCCGATTTCAGCCTTGATCGCCTGAGCCCAGAGGTTAATTCCTCGCCCGCGCCTGACGGTTACGGCACTATTGTTGATAGCTCTCTGAGTGCCAAATTGAGTGTGCGCGCCCTGACCGAAAATCTTCTTGAGTATCGCGGGCCTGATCTTGACGCCGCGGTGAGACTTCAACCGCTCCACCAATTGGGTTGTGATGCTGCCCCTGGGTGGCATGAGGCCTCGAAGCTCTTTTCTGAGATTGAATCCAAGCTTCGATGCCTGTTTCTTCAGCGATTCCTGAACGGTCTTTCCACTCAGCCGAGCATATTCTAGGATCGCGGCGTTAAGCTCTGCGACGTTTGTTTCGATTTGCATTTCGACGCCTTTCTGCAATGGCTTCGAAGTCCGCCAAACTCCACTCTTCCGTCAATAATTGGCCATCGTCTTCGCCGTTGAGCCGCCTGACGCGCTGATTGCGTTTCAGCACCATCAATTCGAGCAGGCTGGGCCACCAGTTGTTTAGAACGTAGATCGCATCAAGCCCATATTCAGACAGGATTAGCTCAAAGACTCCTCCCGATGTTAAGAGGTGAGTTCCTGAACTTTTTGACAGAGTCCCCACATCAGGTCGAAAAAACCCGCTGCCTGTTTCACCTGTTTCAGCGCCGCAAGCATCTCGGTGCGTGTCCCTTCCTCAATTTGCTCGACCGTTATGGCGCCGTCGGTGTAGTCGCAGATCAGTTGGGCAACTTGGTCATAACCGGAATTAGAAATCACCTTCTCCAGCTTCTTGACATCTTTGATTTTCTGCACTTCCTCGAGGACATTACCCGAGCCGTTGACGACCTTGGAAAACCATTCCTTATTCCGCTTGATGGTCCTCTCTTTGAACGGGAACTTCTGCCCGGCGAAAACAAGAAATAGCCCTTCATTCGTCAGGATATCTTCCTCAGACCGCTGCACCATCACTCCACCATTGGGCTTCACTGCTGCGAGAACCATAACCGCTCCTAAAACAAAAAACGGGTGACGGCAGAACCGCCACCCGAGATGGATATCTGTCGTTGCCTTACGATAGAGACTCTTCAAACTTCTCGATGATCTGGAATGCCTTCTGCCCCTCTGGTTTGGTCAGATCAGCCGCGATTTCCCAACGCCCCACAACCATCTGCAGCTCTTCCTTCTTGTAGCTCTTTTTGAATTCGGAATTGGGGATACACTTCCAAATCTTGATGAGCTCCCACCAGGCTGGGTCTCCACCGGCCGGGTTCGAAGATGACAAACCTTCGATGCCGACTTGAAACTCCTTGATAGCCGATCCACCAACGCTAAGTGTTCGAACACCAACGTTGTTGCCGATATCGGCAGCAGTCTCCACAAGAGAAGCATTGCTCAACAAGAACGTCAGCCTTTCGAGATCGACCTCAGCCATGTTGATCTCGACCGAGCCTTCTGAATTCGCCGGCATATAAAGCACAGGCTGGGACTCTTGATCGATGGTGAGCGGCGTGGTGTTTTCCTTGTAATTCAGGGCATAACCACCCTTGGTGGCTACCGTCATCTTTGTCCAGCCGACGCCCCAAGTCAGCGTGTCTTCGGTGACGACCGGAAAAGCCACACCAATTTCTGCAATGTACAGGTTGCCCACGCCTGCGATGATTGGGCCAGAATTCTTCATGCCAGGAACAGCCATAACGCCTCCTTAAAGTGCTTAGTCTTTGGCGAGTGCTGTAGCGGGCACTCCACCGCGTTTAATCAACCCAAGTAACCGGCTCGATAAGTGAGAAGCGCCCACAGAAGCCGCTTTTCAGCATCGTGCAGGCGTGTTTTGGTGGATTCGTACTGATGAGAGCTGCGTGTCAGTGATTCAGTGAGGTTCAAGTGCTGGTTTGCATCCATCACGGCTTCTACTTCCTCACAGAAGCCGTCCAGGATTCCGTCTGCATCTGTCTCCGTGGCTAGGAAGCTAATCCAGAGCTGTAGATGGATCAGTACCTCGCGCGTGCGAGACTTGTTTGATTCATCATCTGTGCGGTCGCTCACTTCCTCGTCTGTCGTGAAAATCAGAATGCAAGGAAGCTTTGAATCAGGAACTGGGATAGACCGTGATTTGAAAACCCGCTCTTCGGCTAAGGTTGAAGCGGCAACGAGCAACGCTTGGACGGTGTTTCGCAGCTCCGCGCGAGGATGCATCGTTACGCCTTTTCAAGGATCAGTGTTGCCATGCCCTGACCGTCGGGCTGAACGTCAATGACTTCGTAATCAGTTGCAAAGATGGTAATTCCATCTCCCTGCTTTGGCGTCTCGTCAAAGTCAGACAAACGAACACTGAAAGAGGGTTGAGTAGTGGAGTATTCCGGCCCCTCAGTGCTCAAATACATGGCTTGGTGCGGTCCTGACCAGATGCCACGGACAGAGAACGCCTCGGGCGGGTTGCTATCGTCAGAAGCGGTCTGATAGACCGCTTCCTCGCCTAGCAATTCCGTTGTGGCTGGAAAAACCGTGGCAGCCAACAGGTCTTTGAAGCTCATTAGCTGGTGGTCATCGTCAGCTTGACGAGCAGGGCAGGCCGCTTCCAGAGTGGGAGCGGGTTCGACTGCGTGTGAATGTCAATGCCGCGATCAAATTTGCGGGTTTCCTGCTTGGCGTAAAGCTCAATGCCGATAGTGTTGGCGGTCTCGTTGAAATCGGCTGGCGCCACATAGGTGGCGTGGGCGTTTTGCGTGCCAATTGGAAAAGCAATGGCTTCATCGTCTTCTATGAACTTGCGCAACGTACCAGCCGAATCCGTGGCTCGTCCGCGGTATTCCTCAAAGATGACATCTCCGAAGACGAACCCACGCCGATAGTCACCGTCAAGAGTCTGGCGATTCTGAAAGTGAGTGAAGGCCAGAGCGACTTTTGGATGAGTCGTGAAGGCATCCCACCAATCCGCACCGGCAAGCACATGCACCCTCGTCATGGTCTCGCCAAGCAGGTTGTCTTCAATGTGGCGTTTGACGTCTAAAACCGAAGTCAGGACCTCAGCAGCGTCGTCAAACAGGTCAAACTCAATCGTGGTCGGAGAAATCCCAAACTCAGTGAAGAGGTTGTAAAGCGTGGAGCCATCCGCGTCGAGGATGATGCCTTTGAGAGCTCCCATTCGAAGGTGTTCCAGCGTGATGGCGTGCTTGGAGCGCATCACAGCCAGTTTTTCTGCAAGCTTGGCGACAACGCCTTCCATTGCATTCTCGGACCCAAAAAGCCGAACGCCCTGCACCTCTTCCGGCAAAACGGCGTCATCGTGCGGGATATGAGGGATTACGAAGCTCCGCACCGTGCGTTTCCCGATAGTTCCTAGAGTTGCGGGAGCTCCGGGAGGCAGCGTTGGCAACAGGTTCAGTACTCCGTTTTTCTCTTCGATAATGATGGTGCGAGTACTCACGCCACGGATCGGGAACAGGCCGAGTTCATTAGCGCGCCCGTACATGTTTGGTACTTTGTTGATTGCGTCGGTCAACGACACCATGTTGAATGCCGACGAGTTGAAGAAATCGAGCATAGGCATTTGATCTTCCTCCTCGTAAAATGGGCACACGTCGGCGCTGACCGCTCGCGGCCTAAAAAGTGAAAATGGTTTTGCTATGGGTTCGTAATTCTAAAGGCTGGGCTGATACCTACGCGCCTTCGCGGACGATGATTCCCAGCGTCGCCAAAACGATAACCGCTGCGTCAATATCGGCAGAGTTGTAGGTTGCTGGCCAGGTCAAGCCGTTTCGGCTGACGATGGCATCGCGGACGATGGCTGTTCCCTCGGCATCCGCGTTCGCCGGCACGACCGTTTCCAGCAACAGGATCGCGGCTGGAGTTTGGGAGCCATCGCTGGCACCTTCCGTCAATTCGATGTATTTGCCGCCGCTGGTAATCTTCCCGAGCACCTGACCGCTGGCAAGTGGACGAGTTGCAGACCCGGCACCCTCAAGCAGTGTTACCGCTGCGCGGCTGAAGAGGTTATCCTCTTCCCACTTGAGCCAATCTCCTGCGTGTTGAGCTTCTACTTGATTCGGCATGTCTCATTCCTCCGTTGAAAAATCCGTTTGTTTGAGGTTCGTTTCTACCGTTGGGGATCTAGTTTCTGGTTGCCGTTGCCTTCATGCGCTCGGCAATCTTTTCGCAGGCCTTGACCACTGGGTTATCTTCCCGGCGCACTTGCACGCCCGTTCCGGTTTCTGGCATGACTCTGGACTGAATTTCAGGTTCGCTCTTTGCCTTTGCTTCCAAGATGGCCTTTCCAGCTTCGTCTTTGGTGGCACCATTCCGGATCAGAGAGGCTGTGAGTTGCGGTTGCTCGCCCAAGACGCACAGGTCCGCAATGTGGGCTGCTTCAGCCAGTGTTTCTGCCCTCGTGGCTTCCTTGACGGCTTTCGTGTTGGCCGCAATGGCTTCCTCATGGGCAGCCTTGAGTTGATCCAATACAATCTGCTCTTCTTTTTCCTCGGCCGTCGCTTCCGGCTTGGGCGCGAGGCCAAAAAGTTCTCGAATCGTCTTCATCTTTGACTCCTTTCGCGCCGCGGCGCGGTTGATTTGGTCATCTCGAGCGTTCAATTCCATTCGCAGATCAGCCAGCGCATCGGCAAATGTCCCAACCTTATCGGCAAGCCCAGCAGAGACGGCGTTTTCGCCAAAATACAGGCCTGCCTCAGTCTTTTTCACCGCTTCCTGCTTCATGTCCCGGTTTTGGGCCACAGACGCCGTGAAAATTTCATAAAGACGGTCAATTTCGTCTTGTAAAGTAGCGCGCGCATCCTTCGAAAGAGGCTCGTGCTGGCTGAAATCAGCCTTCCGGTCACCCGCAAACACGGTGGTGTACTTCAGACCCTCTTTGGCATCAAAGGCAGAGACATCAAGGTGTACCGCAATGACTCCAATCGAGCCCACGCCGCCCGTTTGAGTAACGTAAGCCCTCTCGGCTGCTCCAGCCAAGGCGTAGGCGGCACTGAAAGCAGAGTCGTTGGCGACGGCCCAGACCGGTTTGAGCGAACGCGCTTGGAAAATCTGGTTTGCCAAATCAAAAACTCCGCCCGCTTCTCCACCGGGCGAGTCGACGTCAAGCAAAATGGCGCGAATTGCTGGGTCGGTGGCAGCGTCGATGAATTCGGATTCGATTTGTGCATAGCTGGAAAGGCCCGACATTGCGTCCATCCCAGAAGCGCGACGCACCAGAGTTCCCATGACGTTGATGATGGCAATTCCGTCTGATGTGACCTCATAGGGCTTGCGGCGCCGGGTTTCTTCCTCGATGCTGCTTGCAAGTCTTACTTCAAGGAATTCACCTTCCAGCCGTGGCCTCAGAGCCTGCAGGATGATTTCTGCCTTGGCCGGGTCAATCAGCAATGGCGTCCCAAAGACGCGGGTCAAGAGATGCGGGAGTTGGTGGGACATAGTTTCTCTCGTTTCGCTTTCAGCTTTTGAAGCAACTTCATGCGAATCTTGTCAATTCTGGGATCGTGCTCTGGCTGACGGTTGCTGCGATGCCCCGAGACTTCCAGCATATAGACAGAGCGGATGTCCGCACTCTCAATAGGAACTTGCATTCGCCCCCTGAGTGCTCCCGGTCGCTGCGTTGTCTGCCTTCGGTCGCCCGGCTGCAGTGGCCGCCGTCTTTCGAGCGTCGCTGTCATAAATCAGACCCTGATCGTCGGCCCGCTTGTTGTCTGAGGCTATTTCTTCGTCCATCACTTCCGGATCGTAGCCAAGGCCATTGACAATCTTCGACCGGCTCTCGAATCCGCAGCGCACCGACTCTTTCTTGGCCGCAACTTCCTTCTCCGGGTCGACCCAATCCCAACCCGGACAAATCCAGTCTACGTCCCAATAGTCGCCCCGGTTGGCAAGATAGTCCCGCGAATCAATGACGCCCACAAAGGCAGCGGCGTCACACCAGCGGCGCCAGACCCGGCGGCAGAACTGAAACGCGATGGTGAAGTATTGGAGCTGCTCGCAACTGCGACGAAATTCCAGTATGCCTGCGCGAATGCTGGAATAGTTCACGCCCGTAAGGTCGCCCGTCAGCATCTCGTAAGTGATGCCAAGTCCAGCAGCCACGGCCCGGAGCTGAGGCCGGATGAATTGCTCATACTCGCCACCGCCAGGGGGTTGAGAGAACTTGATATCTTCACCAGGCAACAACTCCTGCATCGTGCCGCTTTCAAGATTCGCAATCGGGACGTTGTCTGCATCAACGTCTGAAGCGTTCTCACCCAATAGGGAGTCGTCGAGAGCGTTCTTCGTGATGAACCCGGCAAACATGTTAGCAATTTGGTGCTTAACTAGATGCGCGTCGTCTGTCTTGTCGATGTCCCAAAGCCTGACAAGCGAAGGCGCAAACCAGGGCTCACCGCGAAGCTGGCCGGGCCGCAACGGCTGATACAGGTGAATAACGTCAGAAGCATTGAGCCGCACCGTCTGTTGGCTGTTCGCTTGAAACAGAACGCTAATATCTGATGGGTGTTCACGATAAAGGTGATAAGCCACGCGACGGCCAATGCGGTCAAACTCGATTCCAGCCCTAACGATATTCCCACTGTTGGGCGCCGTCTCGTTCTTCATTACTGGCAAGTGCTCAGCCTCGAGGAGCTGCAACTGCAACGGGACCGACAACCCGTCTTGCGGCAGCCGCGTGCGAAAGCGTGCCAAGCCTTCCCCGCCCTCGCCCATAGACCGCACAGAGAGAGCCTGGAGCCCGTAGAAATCCGTCTGCCCGTCAGCGTCGGCTTCATCGCACCAGCGTTTCCATGCCTTGTGCAGAGCAGCCCGAATCTCTGGCTTAGGATGCCGTGACTGTGGCTTGATGCCTGTCCCGATGGCGTTGGCAACGTAGCTTCTGAGCCCCTTGGACGCCCAAGGGTTCTTCCTTACCTGGTCATGCGAGCGAGCGCGAAGGATATCTCCGCTGCCAAAGATGACGGTGTTGGGCCCCTCGCTAGTCGCAGTCCAGGAGCGCACGCGACGGCTCTGGCTTGCGCCCTCGTAGGCAGGAATCAGAGAAGTGCTGGCACCGAAGCGCGGACGGGCTTCGGCGAGCCTCGGTTGCATGCCGCGCCAACGCAGAATAGGTTTTGTTGTCGTGACGGTTGAAGGTCTCAAAATCCCTTCCCTGTGGACATGCGAATCTGCCGGCGACGTGGGGTCGCTGCCACTTCTGGAATCAGTTCTCCTTCAAGGTGTCGTATCCGCTTAAGCAACTCATCTCCGTTTGGATATTCAACTTCCTTCTGGTCTGACCCGACACCGTACCGGACCCTCAAGACGCCTTGTGCGTAAGCCGTGCGAAGTGCCGAAAGTTCGTTGTAAGTGAATCCAGGTAAGTCTGCAACCTCGGGGAGAAGCGCCACGACCTTGATACGGAGCGGACGAACCCAAGTGCGGCCACCAACTGTTTGGATCGTGTTGATAAGGACATATTCTTGACCAGCCGTGCCGCCGCTCAGCCAGATGCTTGTCGTTGTGGCAGTATTCGACGGCGCCGGACTACTTTCCTCCGTAATACCTGCAGGAACTTCCCAACTTGATCCGCCAACTGTTTGAATCGTGTCAGAGCCCAGGAATGGAGCCCAGTTCAGTCCGAAGTCTGCAATCGAGCCTTCGCGCTTCTCACGGTATTCTCCCTGAGCATCAACGAACTGTGTCATTGGAGGACTAATTTATGACGTCGACTAATTGATTTGGATTTGAAACCTTAACTCGCCCTGGAGATCCTGTGATCGTCACTAGAGGATCAGCCCCACGGCCGATGATGACGAGTCTAGGCGTAGGCAATCGGAGCCCACTGCGGAAGGCAATATCCACACCAGTGAGCGTGAAAGAAGCACTTTCTGCCAGTAATTCTCGATCCCTTGGAAACTCGGCAGCTTGACCGGTGAGGATGAAGACCCCAACTCCGGCAGAGAGCAGCCTGCCAATATGGAACGTGGCAGCCTGACCGTTTAGTAAGAATGACGCAGAGCTCGCTGACAGCAGCGACGCGCGACGCAAACTCGCGGTTTGCCCTGAAATTAAAAATGACGCAGACGCGGCAGCAATCTTTCTTGCAGTGGAAAATGCAACTGCGTTTCCTGTACCAAGGAAAGTTCCGGCAGTCAGGCTAAGACGGTGAGCCGCGAGTAAGTTTGCGCTCTGGCCCGATACCGAGAATATACCGGTCTGGGCTGTCATCGTTGCGGCCGTTGTTGCCTGCAGCGTCGCATCGATGCCCGTGAGGACAAAGGCACCCGTTCCAGCCGACAGCAACCGCCCTGCCGTGAGGCTCGCGGCTTGTCCAGTAAGAGTGAAGGCTCCGACGATTGCAGACAGCCTGACGGACTTTAGAAGCTGCACGGCTTGACCGGTCAGCGTAAAGCTACCCACCGTCGCTGCCATGCTCACGCGGAGAGTCGCGTCAATGCCGGTTAGCGTGAAGCTCCCAACCGTGACAGCCAGTTTTTTGCTAACAGCAAAGTTCGCACCGTTCCCGGTAAGGGCGAACGTTGCGACAGTTACCGAGAGCCTATGGCCGAAAAACAGGTTGGCTGCGTTGCCCGTCAGCGTGAAGCTGACCGAGTTCGCTGTGAGTAGGTGCTGCGATTTCAGGTTGGCCGCTTGACCGGTGAGGGTAAACGTCCCGACGCTGACGGGCATGGTGACCCGTAAAACAACGTCCTGTCCGGTGAGTGCGAAGCTTGCGACGGTCGCCGTTAGCAGCCGAGCGGACCGCAAATTGGCCGATTGGCCGGTCAGTGAGAATGTCCCCACCGTGACCGGCATCGTTACCCTGAGCGTGCTATCAATGCCAGTTAGAGCGAATACACCAACGCTGACAGGCATCTTCACTGCCAGGGTTGCAGCGTTTCCGGTTAAGCTGAAGGTGCCAACCGTAACCGGCAAACGGCGCTGAACTGTTAGGCCTGTTGCGTTCCCAGTTTCAGTAAAGACTCCAACTGAAACCGGCATCTTGACTGCTAAAATTGCAGCTGTGCCTGAGAGCGTGAAAGTTCCGACAGCCGCAGGCATTGCAACAGCCAAGGTTGCCGCGTTCCCAGTCTCTATGAAGACCCCGGTTGCGGCTGGCATTGCCACTCTAAGAATGGCATCGACTCCCGTCAGCGTGAAGATGCCCACGACGGCCGTGAGCTTCCGCTGTGCCGTCAGACCTGTAGCCGTACCAGTGAGCGTGAAGGATGCCGCTGTCGTCGCGAGCGTGTAGGCATTCGCACCAGCCGGATTTGCCAGGACATTATTGAATCTTGGCGTCCGTAGTTGCTGGAAAGACACTGCCTACCTCGCCAACCCTGGGGCAAACGCTCTGGGGCGTAAGATATTGGGACGCAAATAGCCGGCAGTGTATTCTCCACCGCCTTCCCAATTGTCGGCAAAGGAAGAAGTCACAGTGCTTGAGTGCGCCAAGCCTGGATTACCGAAAACAATCGGGTTATCGGAATCGGTATAGTCCGCGCCGACTTGAGTACCGTTTTTATAGACTCTGAGAATGGTGGGGTTCCTGCCAATCACTTCCAGCCGAATAGTCTCGCCATTTGCGATCACCGTTGTCCTGAAGCCCATCTGGCTCGCCCCTCCATTCACCCACTTATAAATGTTCACGTTGTCAGAGGCCCCGGTGTTGACAACCAGTTCATAGGCTGTATCAAGAGGCCACTGATACCTAACACGAAGGCCCATCCCACTGCCACTGCCCGATGTTCCTCCAACGGTCGTCAGCTCAGCTTGTGAGTATTGATCGGTTGGCCAATTCAATCCGGCATAAGCTGCGGCAGCGTTACTACCAGGAAGTGAGGGGACAGCAACGTTGGAGACGATTTTTATAATATTTATATCGTGATTGAACCAGGGAGGACTGATGGGCGTTTCGTCGGCCCGATTGAAATCATCGGTCGCAATCGCAATCATCTGATCTTCTCCGCAACCGAGATCCCACTTGGTGCCCGAACATGCTGGTAGTTCTGTGGAAGTGTCCCGGCAAATTCCTTGGAGTTGTCGTTGTTGGTCATCAATGCCAGCGTCGAGATGTCTTGCCAGACTGCCGTGAAACGGGACCCCATCAATGGGGTCCAACACCCGCGCCAGTCGGAGCCGGTGGCAGAGATTAAAATGTCTTTAGTCCAAGTGACGCCGCGGTCGATGGACTTTGCGTAGTACACGCTGGCCGTGGTGTCCAGGGTTTCCGAACCATCGGACTTGCCGACATAGGCGATGTAAATCGTGTCGGTGCGCTGGTCGATGAACATGGACGGGTAATAGCAATCATCGATGTTTGTAGCGATGGCGGTCAGTTCCGTAAACGTGTTCGCCGCGCTGACATCCCAGACCTGAAAATCGCCAGTGACCGAATCGCGCTCTGACCATGTCGCCGCGATCAGGTGACCGTCAGAATGGCGGCTCGAGCCGGTCCAATTATATTGACCGGTCAGATCCGTTACGCCCGCCGTGAAAGAGGTCTTGACGGCAGAAGATTCTGAATTGGTGTTTGCAGAATCATCGTGGGCCTTGAATGTAAAGGTCGTGACGCTCTGATCATAATAGAGCATCCAAATGTCTTGCGGGTCGGCATCATTGCCAGGAAACAGCAGGGCCTGGTCGAGATCGGCCTCGAGGGGAGACGTACGTGATGCCCAGGTGGTGCCGTTATCCAGAGACCGGTAAAAGCCCGTCTCGGCGAAGGCATCAATATTGAAGATGCAATAAAGATTCCCGCCTCTGGCTTTTGTGCCACTGACAAAGGTTCCACGGCCTGCTACAGCGGTGAGCCCATTCAAGACCGTGACGGCTCCAAGAAGAGAATCATTTGCTGTATTGAGGGAGCGATAGATGATGTCGTCGGCGCTGACTCCGAAATACCAGATGTGAATCAGCCGGCCTGTGTCGCCTGGAGTCCACTGGTCGTACCAAACGTCATACCCTATGATTGTCTCCGCTCCGGAGATCGCAACCGCCGCTGCCCAAGTTACGCCGCCGTTCGTTGTCTTTTGGTAAACCAGATCGCTATTGGCATCGGTGTAGAACAGATAGCCGATGGTCGGCGTCGTAAAGACGAGCCCGCGACAGCCGCGCAGGGTGATCGCAACTGAGGTGGCAATGGAGATATCGGCCATCCCTTACGGTCCGTCACTCCTAGACATCCCGTCGCCAACGGATAAAAACGGAATGAGATTGTGTGGCTCGCTTTGGCTCACGCTTCCGTATCCAAATCCGTCGCCCGAGTTATAGTGTTGCTTCCTCTCTGCTGCGGACAGAACTCGCTTGTAAAAGGAAACTTGATCGACTCTACCTCCAAGATACCGACCTGCATCCGCTCCAATGCGAAAGGGAGTGGCGTTGGTCACCGTTCCCCCGGAGTAAGACAAACTATTGATTGACCCATTATTAAACTGGCTGTTGAGGGTGTTATTGACGCTGTCATGCCAAGCCACGAAAAAAATCCAGGTGTTAACGGCAAAGGCAGCGCCACTAGAAACAATAATGTCATTAAATCTCCTTACGAATCTCTCCCGCTTTTTCTCTAAGGCATCGGGACTAGGTTTGCACCAATATCTGTCCCATCGGTGGCTGCATTGTGGTAAGGACTGGCGGCCGTCAGGCCCAGATCCCCGGCTGCTAGATCGACAAATCCGATTTCTTGGAGCGTCCCTGGGAAGTAGTTGGCCGGTGGGTAAGACGACGTCGACACAGGCTCAACGGGAGTCGCCAGGACATTCTTTGCGAACACGGAATTGGGGAAGAAGGCGGCGATCGCTGAGTTACCCACTCCCGCGCCGCTGCCAAAAATTCCATAGGCATTGTGCTGCGCAATGTTGTTTGTGAACCGGAGCCGAGGCGATGGCGCACCGTCAGCCACGATGGTCGTGCCGCTGTGGAGGAACGTGTTGTGGTTGATGTTCACGTCCTCATAGCCGCTGAGAATCTGGAACAGAATCCCGTCCACATACGGCGTGTGGCCGATGTCTTGGCCGATGTTCTGAGCGATCTTCAGCCGCTTTGAGATTTGGCTTGGGACGCCAGACTCAAAATCCTGGCCCATGATGTTGAAACCGTTGGCCGAGTTCCGGAGTTCGTTCTTCTGGAAGATGACGTCTTCGAGGGTTGTCCAGGGATTGGTTCCCGAGGAATTGCGTGGGGTAAAGACGATGGCGAACCCCGGCTGTCCATGAGCCCAGTTGTTTTCAAACAGATTGTTTTCCACCAGGACTCGGCGGGCGTTTTTCAATTCGAATAGATTCTTGACCAACCAGGGAGTGCCGGCATAACTGGGGTGGCCAATCTTCCAAGACAGCGGCTTGAAAAAATGGTTGCCTCGAATCTCGATATCGCTCGGGACCAGGTTGAGAACCGCCGCGTCCGCGCCTCCGAACATCACGTTCTCCCCTGCGCCTTCGATCAGGTTGTTGACGATCTTGAAAGGTCCGGCACCATTCCATCCGCAGATGGCTTGGGTGTCTTGCCCAAGACGCTTCCAATCGGACAGCACGGAATCGATGATGGCGAGATGGCGGCCTTGAAAGGAAACTCCGCGCTTGCCACCGAGGTTCGGATCGCCATGAATAAAGCAGCGGTCAAAAATAATGTGGTGCGGCTGGTTAGCAAGGATCTCGCTGCCATCGCCCAACTGAATCAGTGTATCGATTGAAAGCCCTGGTGCTTTGGCATCGATTCCAACGAATCGGAAGTGATGTGCACCTGAAAGCGTTTGGAGGACCGGAACAGTGTTAGGGCTGACCAGTGCAGCCATCCCGCCATTGGGGACGAGGCGTTGACCGACTGGGATCGCGAAATTTTCCGTCTCCACAAACACATAGCCAGCTCCCCCTTTGGCCGGCAAGGTAAAGTTTCCGGCAAACACGGCACCTTTCTCTAAGGTGATGCGGCCGCCGGGTTGGGCGGTATTCAAGGCCACTTGCAGATTGCCTCCAGCCGCCACGCGGATGATCGTACCTGTTGGATTGACATAGTTCGTATCCACAAAAACCTGCGGTAACGCGGGCTCTGGAGACACAGGGGGAATCGGTGGAACTGGAGGCTTCGGAGGTTTAGGTTTCTTGGCCACTCTAGTTTTTGGATTCAATCGTGTATTGAAGGCCGATCAGAGTCAGAGCAGTCGTGGATCCGATCCCGGTAAGCGCGAGAGCTGTGTCTGCAGTGAGATCGCAGGTCGCAACGGCTGGCGTGATCGTGCCTCCAGACATCATTGGAGTCGTGGCCGCGTTGCCAGTGGCCGAGGCAATCGTTGTCGCGACACCGGCATACATCCGGCAGCTACCGTTAGCCATGAGCGTGCCGCCACTACCGTTCGAGCGCGTGACGATTTCCACATCCACGTCCCAACCTGCCGCCGTGATGGAGGCGACCGTTGTGATTGCGGCTGTCTTGCACAACATGGTTCCGGCAACCCCGCCCCAACGGAAAGCAAAGATGTGAGTCGGCGTGGAGGCCGTGGTGGTCCACTGCCCGAAGGCTTTCAACCGGAGACAGCGGCCGTCCTGCATGTAATTTGCAGGAATCGTGACGTTGGGCATCAGGATGGTTTCGACGGCTGCGGTGCTGACGGTCGCGCCGCTGGCAGTCGCCCAGGCGATCTGCTCCATCCAAAACTGCCGGGACATTTTCGGAGAGCGCGCCTTAAGCTTGGCGAGCTGAATTTCTATTGCTTGCCTCTTTTGATGTTCCTTGGCCCACTTCAATTCAAGAGCGTCAATGCGGGATAGCAGAGATTCAAAGCGCTGGCCTTCTACCCAAGCTTGGTCAATGCCGGTGCCTTTGCACGAGCACTGAGACGTGGACTTGGTCGGATAGCCGCGCTCCCCGAGCTGGAGGACGCGGCCGAGGCCAGAGCACCAATAGCAGCGCGGGCCGTGATCGCCGAACAGGTTGTGTTCCGGAATGATCCGGCGTCGATTACTTTGGGTTTGCATTTCAGAGGACCTCAGTTCCCAAACTTCGGCATCAACGTAACCGGAGCAACTAGCGGTTTTTCTGCCTTGGTTCCAAGATCACGAATCGCGTCCTTCGCACATTCGAGCATCCCGTAGACCAAGAGTTTATTGCCGAGCGGCCCGCTTAATTGGATTTGACCATCAGCCATTAGTTGGATCTTCAACTCGGCTTGAACCGCTGGAGGCTGCGCGAGTCTCATTCCGTTGTCAGACATTGCCTTCCTCCGCTAGAGCCTTCTCAAGGTTAAGCCTTGCAACTTCGGGCATTTCTTCAAATGGAATAGGGCGATAGCTGCGCTCGGGATGTTGAGCGGCAATCTCCTTCGCGCGTTCCTCGGTTGCAACATAGAGCCGGAAGGTGCCTGAGTATTCACCATCGTGCCGCAATGCCGGACTCTCAACGACGTAAGCTGTTTTCATACTTTCAACCAAAAGTCCGGTCCCGCATTCCAGGCCTCGACGGCGTGTCTCGGAAGTAGTCCTCCACGCACAGCTGGGCGCCGTGTTGTGCCGTCGGTGTGTTTGATCGGCTTGCAGCCGAGACAGCCAATTTCAAACTCAACACCCTTGGCCGTTGGCTGCTCCATACCGTGTGGCTTCTGCCCGCACAAAGGGCAAGGCTCCGCGCCATCAGCAATGGTTGAAGACAACTCTTTCATGGCGACATTGATCAGCTCGCGCGCCTCACGAGTCGGAGCTTTGTGGTAAGCCGAGCGCGCGGCCTCCAATCGTTTCTTGCTTTCACTGATGCTCATGGTTTCTCCTTACGCGATGGTAAGTAAATCGATTATGATAGTAGCCATGCTATCCATAGACCTCGCAGGCAAAACGTTTAGTAGATGGACCGTGATCTGCCGAGTTGGAAACACCCAGAAAGGTCAAGCAATGTGGCTTTGCCGCTGTCAGTGCGGAACTGAGCGCGCTCTGAAGAGCATCGTCCTGAGAAGGAATATCTCGATGTCGTGCGGCTGCTGGAAATCTGAAGTAACCACCAAGCGGAGCACGAAGCACGGTCACGCCAATTCAGGAAAGATCACGCCGACGTATCACAGTTGGGCCGGAATGGTTGCTAGATGCACTAATCAGAAAAATAAGTTCTTTCAGAATTACGGTGGCCGCGGGATCTCAGTCTGCAACCAATGGAATATCTTCGCTGGATTCCTGGCGGACATGGGTGAAAAGCCGCCGAAACATTCACTCGACAGAATCAACCTGAACGGAAATTACGAGCCGTCGAATTGCCGTTGGGCAACTGCACAAGAACAGGCGCAGAACAAAACGAGCAATCGGCTAATCACATTCAATGGCGAAACTCGCCCGTTGATTGAATGGGCTCGCTCTCTCGGAATCTGCCATTCCACGTTACAAGAAAGATTAGAGAATTGGAGCGTCGCGGAATCTCTAACAACTCCTAAGCTATTGTAAGAACACCGTTTGAGCCATCAAAGTCAATCGTGAACGTTTCTCCGTTGTTCAACGTCAGAGCAGAGCCATAGTCATACCAACCGATAAGAGGATCCGCTGGCGAGGTTGGGGTATCGTCATAGAGGACGACATATTGGAAGGCCGCGACAGTCCCCGAGGCAGTGAGGACAAGATCAGCCAGGACCAGTTTGTAGGTGCCAGTCGTTTGGGCCGAGGAGGATGTGGTGCAGACCCGCGACGAAAGGTTGGTGTAGCTAATCTGGGTGAGGTTCGCGAGAACCGTGTTTGTGTTCACCGGAGCATTTGCGGTAGCCGTCAACGCAATGGTGAGCACGTCTGCTCCAAGATCGAATACTTTCTCGGCAAGGTATTCTACGAACTGCTGAAACTTGTTGAATGAGGCCATGTGTTTTTCCTCGCTAGTTCACTTTTACACTACAAACCTGGACCGTATTCGTCGCCGCATGGTTTGAGGTGGCTTCGGCGGTTGCGATGCTGCTTGGATTGGCGGCTTCTCAATCGGGCGCTGAGGAACTTCAAGAGGCGCCGTTATGATCGGAGCTGGTTCCTCGGGTGGCTCGGCTACCGGTGTGACAACCTGCTCCAGATCAACCCCGATGCGCCGCTCGAGTTCGCGCCAGTGCTTCTCTCGGAAACGGTCGACGCCGAAAACAGAAGCGGCCGCGCGTGCGTAGACACGGCAGTCAAGCGGTTCGTTCCTGAACTCAGGCTTCTTGACCCACTCGACGCGAACCCTTCCCTTTAGGTCGTGGACGACCCGTTGCTCAGAGCACAGGCCCTGGAAGTATTCGCGCTCGTATGCCGGGAAATGTGGATAGCCGTCTATGTAGACGCCGTCCTCTGGGAGTTGAAGCCTCAGCCAGTCGTAAAGTTCCTGCTTGGCAACTGGCCCGCCTACCGAAACAATCTTGAGCCCGCCACGCTTCCGAGCCGCGTTGACCGTCGAGATTGAGGAAATCAGCTTGAACGGGTTGTCATCGCCCTTGATCGGCATGACAGACCGCGGAGCGAAGACTCGCGAGCCCGCTGGTCCGTGCGCCGGGTTCGGATGCCTGGCACAAAACTTGTACGCCATCTGCGGACGATAACCGGTGTCAACAGCCAGCAGCATGATCGGGAGTGTCGTGCCCGTCATTGTTGGCCAGTCCTGAGCCAATAGGGCCTCGAGTTCGTCCCACGGTGCGGTTGTCGATGTATCTCCAGGAATGATGCGGTAGTCTACCGACCAGCTTGACTTGCCACGGCCCCAGGCGACAATCTCAACTTCAATGCGATCCTTCTGAACGTCACAGCCGGCCGTCAGGAAGAGCCCGCCGCGCTGGACAATTCCAATGTCGTAGGCTTCCCGGCGTCCGAAGACCTTATCCCAGTCTGGCGCCTCACCCTTGATCTTGTAGGTTTCGGCTAGAACGGTGTTGACGAATGTCCGGAGCTGCTGCGGATTATTCTTTTGCTCGAGGAACTCCCTGACAATGACTTCAAGTTTCTTGCCAGGACTGAACAGTTCCGAGATGTTGAACCCGGCGACGCCTTCAAACGGCGCGTCGGCTACCCATCGACCTTTCTTGTCAGCACGCCAGCGCTCTACGTCAGACCAGAGGTGTCCGCAATGCTCACACCGTACCCTCGCACTGCGAGCCTTTGCGGCGATGGTACCAAGGCTGTCATCCCAGACAACATGTGATTCCAGGCGAGGGCGTTGGAAAGTTTCGCACTTGGGGCATGGAACGTATCGGCGCCGCTGGTCGCTGGTCTTGTAGGCTGAGTCAATTCTCGAAATCCCTTCCTCGGTCGGTGAGCACGTCAAGACTATCTTGCGATTCCAGAAGCGATCAGTGCGCCGTAACGCCAGAGATATCGGGTCCCCTTCCGTTCCAGCCGATGGTGGGTATTTGTCGACCTCATCACAGAACAGATAGCGGATCGGGCGCGCGGCCAATCCGGACGGCGAGATAGCACCGGTTAGGGTGAAGTGCCCGCCAGGAAAGTTCTTGTGGAGAATCGTGTTGCCTGAGTCGCGGCTCTTGACATCTGAGACCAGACCACGTAACACCGGAGTGTCGCGTAGCATTGGCGCCAGGCGGTCTTTCGAGAACGTGTCTCCGTCGGTATCCCTCGGAACGACCATCAGGATCGGCCCGGGGTCCAGGTGCATCACGTAGCCAATGGCGTTCAGGATGACCTCGGTCTTCATCATCTGGGTCGCACACATGACAACAATCGTGTGGACTCTGGGATCGGTGAAGGCGTCAAGAACTTCCCGCTGATATTCGCGCTCAGCGGTTCGCCATTTGCCGGGAGCGGATGATCCTTCGGAGCTTAGCTGTCGGTATTGATCCGCCCATTGACTGAGCGTCAGCTTCGGCGGTGGAAGCCAGAGACGGCAAACTTCCGAGATAAGGTCAGGCTGCTCTTGCCGTGGGTTCAGGCGGAGTGCTCGGTTGATATTGGCCCAACTCCTCCAGGGCTTGCATGATTTCCGTCTCGATCAGGAGTTCGCAAACCACTGGGTCTGTTTCGATCGCAACGGCTGGCGCCAGTTTCGCCTTAATTCCAAGCAAGCGGTTCCGAGCCGCTGAAACCATCTTGGAGTAAGCCGACGTCACCTTTTCGCGGTCTATGAGCTTCCCAGACTTTTCCTTTAGCTCCAGCCGCGCCAGTCTCGCGAGCGCCCACTCTCGGTTTGCCCGTTCCTTCGCGTAAACGACTTTGTTGTCTTTCTTTGCCGTAGACTTTTTCCGGGTCGTGGAGCGTGAATCCGGAGCTGTGTTCGCGTCCCAATCCTTGTCAGCCTGGATCGGATCGATTCGGCCATCAGCGGTAAGCTTGATACGACCAGATTCAACCGCTTTCTTGACCGCTCGCGGCGTCACTCCGCGCTGCTTCGCGTATGCTCTCCGGCTAAGTGTTGATTGTGAAGCGGATACCTCTTTCAATCACGTGTCGCTAGTGAATTCGAGCGCCTCCGGCACC